CTCGCTGTCCAGATTCACGAGGCCATGCGAGCCGGGAAGGTCTTCGTGGCTAACCGTGCACAGCCGTTGGCTAACGACCCCGTGAACACCGTTTAGCCAGTGATAACAAATGCGTGGAAACAAGGCTAAAGTCGATGTGCGTAAGGCCGTCGCGGCCGACAAGCGGCGCATGGCCTTGGAGCTTCGGAAGGCCGGGGCGAGCTACCAGCAGATCAGCGATCAGCTTGGGCTCGGTGGCAAGTCAAACGCGCACCGCGCGGTGAAGCGGGCCATCCTCGACATCCCCATGGACGCGGCGCGCGAAGTGCTGGCCATGGAGTTGGAGCGCCTGGACGCGCTGCTCTTGGCGGTGTGGCAGAAGGCGAAGGGTGGCGACCTGAACGCCGTGGATCGGGTTCTGCGGATTCAGGAGCGGCGGACGGCCTACCTCGGGCTGGACGCGCCGAAGAAGCAGCACAACACCGAGATCAACCTGGACGTACAGGCGCTGAATGACGCGCAGATCGACGCCCTACTTGGCGGGACGCCACTCGCCGTCGTCCTCGGGCCAGCTGCCCTTGGCGCTCCGGCTTATGCTGGAGAAGGAGCGGCGGAGGCGGAAGCGTCTGGCGGAGATGTCGGAGGCGCAGGCTCGACCGACTGACCTGGAGTTCGCGAGGTACTACGACGACCCGTGCGGCTTCGCGCGCGACGTGCTGAAGCTTAGGCTATGGCGTCGTCAGCGCGACCTGCTGAAGAGCATCGCGGAGAATCCGAAGACCGCGGTGGCCTCCGGCCAGAAGACCGGCAAGTCGACAGGCTTCGTGGTTGCGGGACTCTGGTGGACAGCGACACGCCCCCGTGGACGTGTGCTGTTGACGGGACCAACGAACCATCAGGTGGACGACGTGCTCTGGACCGAGCTTCGTCGCGTGTGCTTCCGCACGCGGGACGAGGTGACGGGAGAGCAGTTGTTCAACGGCCGGTGCGTTGCGGACGTTCTGGGCGCTCGACCGGCGAAGGTGCCGTCGACAGGCATGCAGTGGCACGATGGGCGCGAGATCATCGGCTTCAGCGCGGACAAGCCAGAATCGCTGCAAGGCATCAGCAGCCCGGAGCTTCTCATCCTCGCGGACGAGGGCTCAGGCATCGCAGACGCGCTCTTCCAAGCGCTGGACGGCAACCTCGCGGGTGGCGGTGTACTGGCAGCGGCCGGCAACCCGACGCAACTTACGGGGTGGTTCTTCGACGCGTTTCACTCGAAGCGCGAGCACTGGTCGACGCTGACCATCTCCTCTGAGGAGACGCCAAACTGCACGGGCGAGGAGCCAGCAATCCCTGGCCTCGCGGACCCTGCGTTCATCGAGAAGCGTCGCGCCGAGTATGGCGAGGACAGCCCGTTCTACCGCGTCCGTGTCAAGGGCCTCTTCCCTGGGACCAGTTCCAACGCCGTCATCGGCCTCGATGACATCACGGCAGCCCAGACGCGGTACGCGCTCAACGTCGGCACCTACGATCCCCAACTTGATCTGGGGGTGGACGTGGCTCGGTTTGGTGACGACGACTCGGCTGTCACGCCCCGTCGTGGCGTACGAATCAGCCCCCCGAGGTCCGTTCATGGCTTCGATACGGTGGCCCTCGTCGCGCTCATCGTTACAACGATCCGAGACATGCGGCTCCCCGGCGAGCCAAAGGCGCGCGTGAAAGTCGACGTCGGTGGTGGCTATGGCAACGGCGTGGTGGACCTCCTCCGCGCAAGCCACAGCGACATCTGCGACGTGTTCGAGGTGAACAGTTCGTCCGAGGCGGACGATCCCGCCTACTTCAACCTCCGGTCCCAACTGCACTTCGCGACCAGGGATTGGCTGCGCGATCAAGGCGAGCTTCCCTCCGACAAGCGGATGGAGGCTGAGTTGCTTGCGCCACGGTACGGGTTCGATCCCCGCGTTCGGTTCAAGGTCGAGGGTAAGGACGAGATCAAGAAGCGACTTCAGCGGAGTCCGGATCGAGGCGATTCGGTGATGCTCTCGGTCTACACGCCTCCGCACACTCCGCCCCCGAAGGAGCGGGGCACCTTCAACACCGTCGACATGGACGCAATGAGCATGGGCCTTTGATCGTCCACGCTCGCGGAGAACGCGAAGCATGACGACCAACCTTCCCCCGTTCGCCAGTGCGGTAATGCAGCACTACGACGAGGGCGTTCTGGCGCCCGCGCCGATCAACGACAAGTGGCCCGTGGTCATCGGGCCGGGCCTCTCCCTCGCCTACGTCTCCAGCGTCTACCGGCTCAGCCTCCAGGGCTTTCGTCAACAGTACGTCGATCTGGCAGAGGAGTTGCTGGAGAAGGATCCGCACGCTGGCGGCGTCCTCAGCAAGCGCATCCTTGGGGTGGTGTCGCACGATCTCAGCCTTCGTCCCGCCATGGCGGAGGCGGGGTCGGCGGATGAGAAACTGGCGACCGAACTGCATCGCTTCTGCTCGGAAGCCATCGAGTCGATCCCGGAGTTCTACAGCCACATCGGCTCGCTCCAGTGGGCGCTGTACTACGGGATCAAGGGCCTGGAGAACCACTGGGTCAAAGACGGTCGGGGCTGGATGCTCGACCGACTGAGCGACATCCACTCCCGTCGGCTCGCCTACCCGGCCCCCATGTCGTGGGATCTCTACGTCTGGGACACGGGACCGGTCTACCCGACCTTCACCACGCAGTTTCGACCCGCGCCGAGCAATTACGGCTATGGCCTGCGCGTCGGTGACTTCCCGGGGAAGTTCGTCGTCCATGCGCCCAAGATCCGCGGCACCTATCCCACCAGGGAGGGCCTTGGGCGTCAGCTCATGTACTGGATGACGCTGAAGCTCGCAGCCTCGCGAGGTGGCGTCCAGTACCTGGAGCGATTCGCAAAGCCGATCCCGGACGTCACCTACAACACGGTCGACGGCAAGACCCAGCAGTCCCGAGCCGCAAGCGACGAGGACATCGCGAACGCGAAGGCCGCAGCGCGCGCCATGGGGGCTGGAGCGTTGGCGGATTGGGTTCACCCCGACTCGATCGGCGTGCAACTCCTGACGCCTGACGCGAACGGTGGGACGGCCAAACTCACCTACGGCGAGTGGATCTCGATCTGCGATTCGCAGATGAGCAAAGGCGCACTGGGCAATACGCTCACCACCGAGGCTTCTTCCTCGGGAGGGTCGCGCGCGCTTGGCAACACCCAGGAGAAGGGCGAGTTGCGCGTCCTGAAGTACGACGCACGACTCCTCGCGGGAACGATCCGACGAGACATCCTCGCATGGATGGTGGCGCTCAACTTCCCCAAGGCTCCGCTTCGCCTTGTCCCTCACGTGGTCATCCCCGTGGAAGACGCTCCCAATCCAACAGCGATCATCGATCGCGCTTCGCGCGCTGCAAAGGCCGGCATGCCGGTTGATGCAGACAAGACCGCACAGGATGCCGGTGTGCACCTCATTGCGCCCGGCGACATCAGGGCGCGCCGCATGATCCCCATCGCCGATCAGAAGTCGCCCAGTGACTTCGATCAGGACCTGAGGGAACGCCAGCAAGCGCTGGAGCTTCAGTACGGTCCAACCACTGCCCCGCCACCCGCGTCAGACGACACGGACGAGGCCGGCTCAAACCATGTCCCGGACGACACCGAGCCGGGCGCTGACACCACGGAGTGACACATGCCCGCTACGCTCGCGACCAAGGACATCGGCTTCGTTCCCAGCGAAGGCTTCGGCACCCTCCTCTCCAACGGCTTGCCCCAGTGGCTTGCCCTTCCGATCGCGTTCGGCACGGCGGACGCTGCCACGCTGTTCACCGTTCCGGCGGGCGTGCGCATGTTCGTCCACCGCATGTTCTGGGAGGTCTCCGTGGGCTTCACGGGTGGTGTCTCCTCCACGATCGGCGTTTCGAGTGACGCGACCGGCTACACGACCAAGGGCGACATCCTTGGTGGCGCTTCTGGCGACGCGGCCGCCACGCTCGTTGCTGGTCTTACGGGCGGCACGCTCGGCGCGAAGTTCGGCTCGAACGGCGTCATCATCATCCCGGCGACCAAGATCCTCCGTTTCGATCGAATCACCTCGGCCTTCACGGCGGGGAGCGGGTTCGTCCACGCCCAGGTCTCGTTCCTCCCGACGTCGTGACGTTGTGGACGGCGAAGACCTTCGGACCCTGGACCTCGGTATCGCCGATGTCCACGTGCCAAGCGCCATCGAGGGCGCACCCAAGAGGCGGCGCATGGCCAAGCTTCCTACCAACAAGCGCAACGACCTTCCCTCGTCCGCATTCGCCCTTCCGTCCCAGCGGAAGTACCCGATCAACGATGCGGCTCACGTTCGCAACGCCGCCGCACGCCTGGAGCAGGAGCGTGCGGCCGGCAAGATCAGTCCGTCCGATTACGCCAAGGCGAAGAGTCGAATCGTGGCTGCCGGAAAGCGCTTCGGCGTGAAGAGTGATCAGTCTTCCGGCTCCGCGAAGGCCAAGCGCATTCGCGTGTCGGCTGACCTCGGGCATGGTGGCTCCCTCTCCGTACGTCACATGGCCGATCGCACCATCAGTCTCGATGGCGTGGCGGTGACCCTTTCGGACGACGGCGATGACAAGCCCGTCTGGATCCAGCTCGCGAAGCCCGGAACCTTCCGGGGTCACTCCGCGGGACCGTTCGAACTGAACGCACAGACCTTCGATGAGATCGTGCGCAACTTCAACGGCAGTCAGAACCACGAGATCCCGATCGACTTCGAGCATGCGTCGGAGGCCGACGCGACCGATGGAACCATCCCGACTCTGGGCGCTCCAGCTCAGGGGTGGATTCGGGAGATGAAGATCGAGAACGGCAACCTCTGGGGCCTCGTGTACTGGGGCGACCGGGCCCGCGAGTACATCCGCGCGGGCCAGTACAAGTACTTCTCCCCGGCCATTCGATTCGGTTCCAAGGACCGGGTGAGTGGGCAGCCCATTGGAGCCCGCATGACCTCGGGTGCGCTGACGAACAATCCCTTCCTGGATGGGATGAAGCCGCTTGCGGCCAAGGATGCCGCTCCCGACTCGGAAGCCGGCTCCTTCGTGCTGCTTCGTTCGGGTGGCACGTTCGCGCACGCTCCGCACGAGTACATGCCGGCCATCAAGACCGCGCTCAAGTTGCCGGAGCTTTGCTCGGCGCGAGAGTGCGCCGATCAACTCGGGCGGCTTCGCGATCAGTTCGACCTGTGTGGTGGGCTCGGGCTCACCGCGGACGGCGTCGACTTGAGCGACTACATGCTGCCGCTCCGCTCCATGCTGGGCTCGGCATTGGGCAGCACATGGGAGCAAGTGTTCGACATCGTCGAAGACTTGATCGACGCAGCGATCGACCGACACGAACTGGAGTTTCACTCCGACGATGCAGTGCCGGACAGCGGCGATGCGTCCATGACCGATGATTCGGGCGGTGGTGCATCGATGCGCGACCAGGCCCACAACGATCAACAGCCTGGCTCCGAGCCGGCCCACAACTCTACGGAGACGACCCAGATGGACAAGACCATCGAACTCACCACGGCCCTTGCGGAAACCAAGCTGGCGCTGAAGGACGCGGAGGCGAAGAGCACCGCGACCGAGGCGAAGCTGAAGGACGCGGAGGCGAAGGTCCAGGCGGCCGACGTCACGATCGCGGAACTGACCCTCTCGCTCAAGGACGCCAAGGCGGCGGCGGATCAGGCTGCGGCGGATCTCGCAGAGAAGGACGCGACGATCAAGACGCTGACGGACGCGGCCCAGAAGCGCGAGGAGGCTGACCTTCAGGCTCGCGTCGATCTCGCCTTCGACACGTACAAGGACGCGCGCAAGCTTTCCGAAGACGACAAGGAGGCGATGCTCATCGTGCTCAAGTCGAAGCCGGAGACGTTCGAGCGCCAGTATCCGAAGGTCGCTCCCTCTCAGCAGCACCTTCAGCGCAACCTCACCGACAACCGGGAGGCCGTGAGCTCCAAGGTCGTTATCGAGGATGGTTCTTTGTCGTTCCAGATGGACCTTCGTACCGCTGCCCGCAAGCTGTCGGCGGAGAAGGGCATCTCGCTCGCCGACGCCCAGGCCTTCCTGCTCCGAAACATGCCGTCGAAGCGCCGGGCCTGAACCCACCAACCACGCTGCCGCGCTGATCGCGGCCTGACACCAACCCAGCGCCCCAGTCTGCCGGCCAAGAGGCCGTGTGGACTGGCCGCGCTTTGTCTCGCGAAGGACTTCGATCATGGCGCTGAACACCCAGCTCACGTCGCTCCCGGGCCTCGACATCCCGGTTTTCAACTACTCCGGCTCCACCACGATCGCGGCCGGCACTGCCGTCAGCGTGGACTCCACCAACGTCATCAGCACGTCGGGCGTCAACGAGGGCATCGGGGTTATCCCGATCGCTGCGGTCGGTAACGCCGTCATCGGCGTTGCCATGGAGTCGATCGGCCCGGGCGCCTACGGTCGCGTTCGCGTGGCCGGACAGGTCCAGATGACTGCCGACGGTGCGATCACCGCGGGCGGCGTTGTGGACGGCTCCAACACCACCGGCAAGACCGCCAAGGCTCACGCGGCCGGCAAGTTCCAGGTTGGCGTGGCGCTCTCCACTGCGGCGGACGGTGAGCAGGTGCTCGTCCTCCTCTGCCTGGCGAACAACGCCTGAACCACAACTTCAGCGTCCGCGCGCACTGACGCGACGACGCCCTCTGAAAGGACACTCATCATGGCAATCGAACGCGTCGTGCCGCTGAAGGACGACAAGCTCGGCGAGGTCAAGCTGGACCTCAACAACGGCTACGTCTACGACAAGGCCGGCAACCAGATCGCGAAGTGGGCCGTTTCGGATCAGCAGGATTCGGGACTGCTCGCGGACTACGCCGCGACTGAGATGCACGAGGTGCTCTGCTCCGCCCTGGAGTCGGCCGAGTGCTTCAAGGCTTCGCAGGCGGAGGTCCTCCGCGATGCGGCCCGCTCCATCCGCAAGCGTGGTTGGTCGGGTGACGGCCACGTCCGCGGACTCACCGATCAGGGCCCTGGTCGGCAGGTGAACATGGACCTCGGCAACGCCGACGTCCACCTCCCCGCCGCGCTTCCGAACTACGCTGCCGGCTACCGCAACGCGCAGCCGATCGCGGACGTCTACTCTCCCCCGATCCTCGTCGACAAGCCGAGCAACAAGTACTTTACCTTCGACAAGCTCGACGCGTTCCAGCGCGCGGCTCCGACGGTGGGCGCTACCTCGGCTCAGGTCAACGAGGTTTCGCCGCGTGTTGCGAACGCGACCTACACGGTCGTGGAGTACGCGCTCGGCGGATTCGTCGGCACCCAGTTGGAGGCTGCGGCCGATGCGGCCCTTCGCCTGAAGCAGGCGACGATGAACCGCATCCTCAACGCGCTCGTCCTGGAGCGTGAGATGCGTGTCGCGACCAAGGCGACCACGTCGGGCAACTGGGACTCCACCGTGTACACTTCGCTCGGCGCTGCCGCGAAGTGGAACGGCGGTGTCTCGTCCGACCCCGTGAAGGATCTCCACGACAAGATGGAGACTTCGTGGGGCGACATCTCCGGCATCATCATGTCCGAGAAGGTCTTCCACTCGTTCCAGCGCAACGCGAACGTGCTGAAGTACTACTCGTACAAGACCAACACCCCGGGCCTCCCGAACGCGAAGGAGGTTGCGGCCATCCTGGAGCTTCCGCCGATCTACGTCGCGCGGATGAAGTACCTCAACGCGTCGACCGCACTCGACTACGTCTGGGGTTCCTCGGTCGTGCTCTTCCGCATGCCGGCCCAGATGCCCCCGACGTCGCAGGACGACATCTCGTCCGCCGCGACCTTCCGCTGGAACGGCAATGGCGTCAGCGACGGCCAGGCCTCCAATGGCATGATCGTCCGCGAGTTCTTCGTCCAGGACCGCGGCTCCGCGGGCGGTTCGAAGATCGTCCTGCTCCACCAGGATGCGGAGGTTCAGACCTCGGCCTTCGTGGGTGGTCTCATCGCGGGCGCCTACCAGTGACCGTGACGGGCTGAGCTAGCACGCTTGGCCCGCTCGTTACGGGTCCCATCACCGTTCCGCACGGCGGTGGTGGGACTCAGTCACGATCCCTGTCGTGCGTTCTCAACCCAGGATCATCATGGCCGAAGAGATCAAGTCTGTCAGCCCGAAGAAGCCGTCCGACGATAGCGCGTCCGCCCCCGCCGTTCCGCCTGCCCCCGCTGCGCCGGACCTCAGCAAGCTCATCGTCGAGCAGGGCAAGCCGCAGGAGAACTTCCTGTCCGCACCGACGTCGGCTCCGGCGTCCTTGGAGGGGAAGTACCGCGTCGTCCACGGCACGATCAACTTCGGCTACAACATCTCTCCGGCTGGTGAGCCGACCGCTACGATCGCGCACCCTGGTGCCATCGTACAGCTCTCTGCCGTCGAGGCGCAGCGGATGCTCGCTGAGAAGTCGGTCGAGCGCGTCTGAACTGATCGGAGTCCACCATGCCGGACACGTACTGTACGCAAGCCGACCTGGAAGACGCCATGGGCGTCCAGATCGTGCTGGCCGTCTACGATGACGACGGGGATGGTGTGGTGGACACCCGACCGATGCAGAGTTGCTTGCGCTACGCAACGACGGAGTGCAACAGCTACCTGCGGTCCGAGTATCCGAACATGCCGATCGCGCTCGCGTCCAACGTTCCCGAGGAACTGAAGAACGCCGCGATCGACTTCGCCTGTGCGTACACGACGAGACGCCGGCCGGATCTCATGCGCTCGATGAACGAGCGATCGTGGCGCGACTTTTACGAAGCGGCCATGAACAAGGTGAAGAACTACCGCTCTGGCATCCAGCGAATGGACGCCAGTGCGGCTGGGACTCCCGCAAACAAAGGTGGGCAGACCACCATCGGCTCTGGCGGCATCACCTACAGCAACACATCGGGCACCATCTCCTCCAACTCGGGCGACTTCTGATGTTCCGCGTTGACACCAGCGCGTTCGAGCAATCGCTCAGCACGCTGGAGACGAGTTTCGTGTCAGGTGCCAAGCAACTCCTTGGTGAAGCGACACGGACCGCTCAGGAGTTCGCGCGCGTCACTCCGCTGTTCAAGGATCGAACCGGGGCACTACGGGCGAGCATCCGTCGTCAGACCATCAGCGCGTGGCATCACCGGCTCATCGCGGGTGGGCGCCCAGCGCCCTACGGTGTCTTCGTTCATGACGGGACAGCACCCCACATGATCGTGGGCAACCCCACACTGACCTTTGTGTGGAAGGGCGTCCTGGTTCACTTCCGCTACGTGAACCATCCCGGCACCAAGCCGCGCCCCTTCATGCGTGCCGCACGCGACTTCACCGAGACGATGCTGGGGAACTACATCACGGCGGGACGGCTCCTGCACTGAGGATCTCCGATGGCGGATTACGGCACTTGGGGTCATGGCTCCGTTGCCTACCCGCTCACCGCGAGCCTCACCAACACGCTCCTTCACGATGCGGATCCCGCAATCGACAAGGCGCTAGCCTACTACAGCGCCGTTCTCAACGCGTACATGGGCGGTCGCTTCGTGGCTGCCGCTGCCGAGCAGGGCTACGCCTTTGCGAGCGCGGTACAGCAGACGATCCCGCTAGAGCCGTCTCCGTTCCTCGCATCGACCGAGTTCCGGTTTCCCCTGCTCGCCTGCTGGCGAAGCTCGGAGACCTACGCGGAGTGGACCTCTGCCTTCGAGACCGACACGGCAACGTGGGAGTTGTCGTACGTGCTTCCTCCCCTGCCGAGTGCTCGTCAGACACTCGCGCTCGTGCCCATCCTCCGAGCCGTTGCGCGCATCATCTCGCGCTGCACCTCGATGGGTGCAGATCCGAACTACAACAGCGGGGAGTTGGTCTGGGCCGCTTGTGGTGTCCAGCGTGCTCGTGTGCTCGGTGTTCGGTATGCGGGCTACGAGCCCATCGACACCAACAATCGCTTTTTCCGTGCGGTCAACATCAAGCTAGAGATGCTGGAACGGGACTTCTATCCCGACGGTTCGTTCCAGGACTGGGACGGCGCAGACGCAAGCGTCAACTTCGAAGCGCCAGACACCACGACGATTTCGAACGTCGCTCAGTTCTCTACGCATCCAGCACCCAGCGTCACCGTGGCCACCCCCAACAGTGGGAGTCGGACAGGCGGCACCAGCGTCACTCTCACCGGCACCAACTTCCGCAACGTCACCTCTGTGATGTTTGGTTCGGTCCCGGCCGGGAACGTCGTTGTGGCTTCGACCACATCACTGACCTGCACTGCGCCTGCCTACCTCAGTGCTCCAACAGCGCTGGTGGACGTAGTCGTGACCAACGACGACGGGTTGCAGGGAACCCTGACAGCCGGGTTCACGTTCACGGCGCCCTAGCGCCACCCACCAAACCATCGCAAGCCCACGCAGACCGAACGGTCCCGTGGGCTTGCCCCATTTCAGGGCATGAGCCCGCGTGAGGTTGCATGGCTACTCCGAAGACGCTCCGCTTCTACGCAAAGGGCGCCGCTCTGGTTTGCGACATGGAGCGCTTGGCCAATGGGGTCAAGGCCTTCATCGGTCGACGCTACACCGAGGTGGAGCCTGGCGTGTGGGGCTTCGTTCCCACCGGTGAGGCTCAGCAGGTCCCGTATTCGGCGGAGTACGTGAAGGCCTGCGGTGACGGTGACCTTCACCCCGCGGATGACGAAACCGCGGAGGCCTGCGCCGGCTACGCCCGGGCGCACGGACTCCCCATCCCCGACGTCTACAAGCCCGCCGCGCCCGCTCTGAAGCGCGAAGCGCAGGCCCCCGCTCCCCAGAAGGGTGGTGACTCGTGACCGCAAGCATCGTCATCACTGGTCTCGCTGCGAACGATCCTGTTCCCGGCGTCTACCTCGATGTCCTCTTCGCGCAAGGCCCCGCTGCCGGAGACTCGTCGCCTCGGGAGATCCTGTTGCTGGGCAACAAGCTTTCCACGGGCGCAGCCACGGTCGACTCGGTCATCTACGGTCCGGACACCACCGTGCCGCTTCAGACCGAGGCAGATTGCATCAGCCTCTTTGGGGCTGGCTCGGAACTGCACCGCATGTTCCGACGTATTGCCAAGATCAACAGCGACACCACGGTCCGCGCTATCGCCGTGACCGAGAGTGCGGGCGCTGCGGCCACCGGTACCATCACCTACGCCACCTCGGCCACCGCCAGCGGAAACACCCGCGTGTGGGTTGGTGATGAGTTCGTCGATACCGCGATCACCTCGGGCGATACGGTCACGACGATCGCGGCGGCAGTTGCGGCGAACATCAACGGACAGTCGCACTGGCCCGTGACCGCTGCGAACGTTGCCGGCGTTCTCACGATCACCGCCAAACAGAAGGGCCTGCGCGGCAACTGGATCCGCTTCATGGCGGCCATCACCTCTGGGATCGGAACGACCGCCACCGCGTCTGCGGACGGCTTTCTCTCCGGTGGCACAACGGCCGACTCGAACACCACCGCGCTCGCGACGATCCTCCCGAAGAAGTACTACTACATCGTCAGTGCGGCGGAGGACGCCACGCAGTTCGCGGCGCTTGCCGGTCAGGTGAGCACTCAGGCGGCTCCGACGTCCGGTCTTCGTCAGCGCTGCTTTGCCGGCAGCGTTGACACGCTCGCGAACGCAACCACCATCGCGACCACGATCAACAACCCGCGAGCCGAGGTCATCTGGGCGGAGAAGAGCCCGTGGACTCCGGCCGAGTTGGCGGCCAACGCGGCTGCGGTGTACTCGCTCTATGAGACGTCCCCCAACCCGCGGACGAACTTCGCTGGGTTTGGCAACGACGCAGCCACCCAGCCCTACTGGAAGGTGCCCGCGAGCCGGACGGCCTCCGCCGCTCCGACGCGCGCCAGCATCAAGTCGGCGCTCAACAACGGGCTGACCCCGATTGGCGTCAACCCAAACGGCACGACCTACCTCGTGAACCGCATCACCTCGCGGTCCCTCTCGGGGTCCATCACGGACTACCGGATCCGTGACGCGCACAAGGTCACCATCTGCGACTTCTTCGCCGACGACCTGTACGTGAAGCTCTCGCTCCAGAACGCGGGCAAGCGCATCGCGGACGACCCTCCGAAGGGCGCGCGCATCCCCGGCCCTCAGGTGGTCACCCCGACGGTGGTGCGTGGCCAGGTCTTCCGCCTTCTCGATGACTACGACTCGAACGATCTCCTCCAGAACCTGGCGGTGATCAAGGCGGGCACCATCGTCCAGCGGGAGACCAACCCCACGACCCGCATGGGAATCGCTATCCCGCTTCAGCCGATCGACAACGCCTATCAGTTCGGCGTCCAGATCGCGCAGGTGGCGTGATGCGTCGGCGTCGAGCCTGGCGCGACGGCCCCATCACGTTCCTCTGGGGCGTGATGGTGGCCTGCCATCTCGTCCCCACGGTGTCTTGATGGCTGCTTCGGATGTTCGAGTGGTGCGGGATCCCGCGGTTCGCATCGGACCGTTCTGCGTGCTTCAACGCGTGGATGGTCCGTTCATCGTGATCGATGAGCGCCGACCCTTGGGCGATCGCACCGTTGCTCGATTCACTGAGCTACGCGCAGCCGAGGCGGATGCGCGCCAGCGATACGTTCGCCTCATGACCTGACACCCCCACCAGTTGCTTCGGTGCTGGTGTCGGCCCACTTCGGTGGGCCTGTTTGGATGTTGCACCAGGGCCCGGGAGCCCTAGCTGGCTGTAAACCAGTGGCCCGTACGGGCGAGGGGTTCGACTCCCTGCGCATCCACCGCTCTCATCGTTCGCGGCGAGTTGGCGACTAGAAATCACGTCAGCGATGACCTTGCCACGATGAGAGCATTGCCGGTTCGCCACAGCGGCCGACGCCCCTTGTAAGGGCGATTCGTGAGGGTGCAACTCCCTCGATCGGCTCCAACAACGCATGCGGATGCGTGCGTACGAAACAAGCCCCAGGGGCGCGCCTCGTGCGGAGCGCGGGGCGCGTGCATGGCACGTGAGCGCCCCAACTCTACCCGCCGCGCTTCTACGCGTGAGCGCCCCATCGCGAGGACATGACCATGGCGAACGCGCAGCTCTACAGCTCGGCATACGTGACCATCGACGGCAAGCTCCTCACGGAGGAGACCAGCGTGACCGTCGACAAGAAGTCTGGCCTGAACCCGGTCCTCACAGTGGCCAAGGGCTTCGCTGGAATGTCGCAGGGCGCGGCGATGGCGGAGATCACCATCGAGAACGCGGTACCCGCTGCGGACTTCGAGTTCAACCCCGATCAGTACATGCGCACCGGCGCGGTGGTCGAGGTTGGGATCCTCATGGCCAATCGCCAGACCGTGTTCAAGGGCTTCATCACCGAGGGCACCTACTCGCACGCGGTCAACAAGGAAGGCACGCTGCACTTCAAGATCACCGCGTCCTTCGAGGACTTCACCTGATGGCTGGACCGCCGAACAACATCGAACCGTCGAAGCTCTGGGCAGCGCTCCAGAGCACACCTAGACCGATCCGGCTTGTCGACTTCCCGCGCAAGGGAGCGAACGATGAGGCGATTGGACAGGTAGCGATCTGGGTCCTCACTCAAGAGGAACTGATGGTCTGTTCGGCGGAAGCCGAGAAGTTTGCGCGAGAGAAGTTGAAGGCGGTGGACGCCATCAACCGTGAGTCGTTCGGCTACGATGCTCTCTATGGTCACGAGGCGTCGATCCAGATCCTGTTCCGCGCATGCCGGGATCCCGACGACCCGGAGCACCGTGCCGCATTCCCGAGCCCCTCATCTATTCGTCAGGGGTTGACCTCGATCGAGGTGGGCACGCTGTTCAATCACTACCTGACGATCCAGGCCGAGCTTGGACCGTTGGCAGCGACGCTCACCGAAGAGGAGATGGAGGCGTGGATTGCCCGGATCGCGGAGGGCGGGTCCGCCTACCCTTTCGACTTGCTGCCCTCGGATCTGCAACGGAGCCTGGTGCTTTCTATGGCACGCCGGCTGCGCGCCTTCTCGACGGGCACATCCTCTGCTGGATCGCAGCCCGCCGATACATGAACGCGTTGATGAAAGAGTAACGCACACACCATGGCTCTCGACCCGGTCATCATCGACTTTCTAGCCAAGGGAGTCCCGGACGTTCAGCGCGCGTTCGCAACCATCCAGCGCGCAGCTCAGACGGCGTCGGATGGCGTGGCGCGCTCTGCAGCACGGGAGACCCAAGTTCGAGATCGAGAGGCCCAGAAGATGGCCCGCGCGGCCGAGAAGGCCGTCACTGCGGAGACTCGTGCCAAGGAGCGGGCGGCGGCGGCGGCGGAACGCGTCATTATGCGCGAGCAGCGAGCACGCGAGCTTGCTGCGAAGCGTGCAGCCGACGCGCAGATCCGGGAGGACGAGCGAGCCCACCGACTCATCCTCCGACGCATTGCGGAGCGGGAGCGCGCGCGCGAGCGCGCCGATGCGGCCTCCAGTCGTGAGCGCGCCAAGATGGCGTCCAGCGTGGCGGGCACCGCCATGCGCGGAGCGTCTGCGGGCATCAATCGTGTTGGGGGCGTGGCATCGGGGATCGCTCGGACGGCCCTCGAATTGGGTGGCGGACTCTCCCTCCAGGACGCCATGCGCAAGGAGTTGGAGTTGTCGCGCAGCGCTGCTCTGCTGGCCAACAGCGCGACAACGGACAAGCGCGCGCGGCCACTCTCCACCGACATCATCGCGCGTGCTCGAAACGTCAGCGCAGCCACAGGGGTGGATGCCAACGATCTCGTGATGGCCACGCGAAGCTACGTCGCCAAGTCGGCTGACTACGAAGGCGGCATGGCCAACATGGAGTTCTTCGCCAAGCTGGCGAAGGGCACTGGGACCTCCGTGGAGGACGTCACCAAGGCCGCTGGTCTCGTTCGAGCACAGAACGCCAACCTGGACTCCAACAGTATGAAGACCATGCTGCTCAATGTGGTGGCCCAGGGCAAGTTGGGCAGCGTTGAGATTGAGGACTTGGCGTCGGGCGCGGCGCGCATCACACGAAGCGCTTCGGGATACCAGGGGAACCTCGCCGAGAACCAAGCCAAGCTGCTTGGCCTCGCTCAGATCGCCGCGCGCACATCCGGCGGTAGCGTCAACGAGGCAGCGACCAACCTGTCCAATCTCCAAGCCGATGCGATGAAGCATCAGGGGGCCATCGGCAAGATCAGCAACGATCGTGGCCAGCTCCTGGCACCGGATAAGCTCATCGAACTGGTCTTTGACAAGACGCAAGGCGACCTGTCGAAGATGCAGAACCAGATGAAGTTCGGCGCCCGCTCGATGAAGTTCTTCCAGGCCATGGCACCGGTCTACAACAACGCCTATGACGCCGCCTCCGGTACGAAGACGGAGCGTCACCAGGCCGCGATGAAGGCTGTCCGGGATGAGATGAGCCCGCTCATCAACGCCAAGTATGACGAGAAGCAGTTGGACGCTGACTTCTCCAACGTGATGGCGAGCGGTGCGGAGAAGTTCGAAGTGGCGATGCTGAAGCTTCGGCAAGCCGCTGGTGAGAAACTCACCCCTGCGATCGAGCGACTCATCCCTGTCATCGAACAGGTGGGGCCGCAGTTCGTCGATCTTGCAGCGCGAGGGCTCCCGGAGTTCGTGAAGCTTCTCCAGTCCATTGCAGACTTCACGAGCAAGAACAAAGCACTGCTTGCCGACCTTGCCGCGCATCCCATCGGAACGCTCGTCGCGTTCGAGATCACCAAGAGCTTCGCCTCTGCAGCGCTCCCGGAGTTGCTCAAAGGGCTCCTGACCAAGGCCTTCTCTGGGGCTGCCCCAGGAGGTGCTGGTGGGGCTGGTGGTCTTGGTATGACGGGTGGCGCCTTGGCGGCGGGGGGTATCGTGGCGATCGCGGAAACCAAGAACCTGGTTGACGCTGTCACGACAGGCCAGCGCGCTGGACTCGACGCCTCTGCCGTCCTTCCTGGGATGCTTCATTCTAAGGACGCGAAGGAGCGCGAAGCCGCTCAGAACCAGATCAACGAAGCGGCGCGATTCTCGGGAGCCAAGGGCGCGGTCAAGGCCTATGGCGCGCTGTCCACGCTCGGCTACCACACCCTGAGTTCCGCGGTCACGGGGGAGAAGAACAGCAGCACCGAGACCATCTCCAAGTTCGTTGCTGCACGTCAGATCATCGACACCCCCGTGTTGAAGGCCGAAGTGCAAAAGGCGATTGTGGAGGGAGTGCGGGATGGTGTTCGGCAGAGCGGGGTGACCGACAAGAACGCCCCAGCACGGAACACGCCTATCCAGACACGTCCAGCCATGTGACGCAGAGGCGCCATGCCCAGCATCTTCGAACAGCTCGACGCCTTCAAGTGGCGCACGGTGGAGTTCCCCGTGATGAGCTTCACCACCGACATTGCCCACGATCTTGTCGAGCACAAGCAGTGGAACGTTGACGGTGCACGAGTCGAAGACACGGGCGTAGCGCCCCTACGCATCTCCGCATCGATTCCGTTCCTCAACGGGATCGTGCCAGGCAAGAAGGAGCGGTGGAGCATCCTCTATCCGGACGCGTTCCGCGCGTTCCTGGTGGCGTTCGTCGATCGTCGAACGGGCATCCTTCAGCATCCGGAGTTGGGCGATCTCACCTGCAAGCCAGGGCATGCGGCCATCACATGGGCCGCGGACAAGCGGGACGGGTGCACCGTTGACGCTACGTGGATCCAGACTCGTATCCCGGGCGACACGTCAGGCATCATCGAGGGCAACAGCCCGGTGACCACAGCGGAGATCGAAGCGACCACACTTGACGCCAACTACGTTGACCTGAAGGCTATCCTTGAGGCGTCTGGCTACGCCCCGCCCGAGTTCCAGGCAACGTTCGCCGACCTGATGAACAGCATCGCCGCGGTTGGCGACCAGGTGGCACTCCTCCAGATGCAAGCCGCCGGCAAGGTGGACCAACTCAAGTACAACGTGGGCAAGGTTCAACAGTCAGCCGAGCGCGCCAAGAACGCCATGCTCTGGCCCGTCATCCAGTCGTGCAACCGGATCAAGTCGGCAGCGAACGACATCAAGGGGACGCTCCAGGCTGTGGGCGGGGCAACGATCAAGACGTACACGGTTCCGAAGACCACGACGCTTGCCGGCGTGCTGGCAGCGCTGCCGTCGTCCAACAAGATCGGCGACCTTGTGAAGCTGAATCCAGCGGTGACTCGAAGCCCCGCTATCCTCGCCGGTACGGTCATTCGTTACTACGAGCCGAACATCGCAGGGTGACACCACCATGGCCGAGTACTTCCGTCCCTCCGATCCAGAGAAGGAGGAGGTTCGGCTTCTGTTGCTCGATGACGGCCGGGAGATCAAGCACTGGTCCCACTACCGGTTCGATTCCCAGATGCTGACCCCTACCGATGGATGGTCCTTCACCATCGGTGTCGACAAGCTCGACGCGGACACCAAGGCCGTCCTCCAGCCAGGCGCACATGTTCGCCTGATGATCAACGGCAACGCGCAGGCGGATGGGTACATCGACGCAGTCACAGCGCACGCCTCTCGGTCCAACGGGTTGGAGTACACGATTGAGGGTCGGGATCGACTCGGCTATGTGGTCGACTCCTGCGCTGATCCGCGCGTGACGCTGAAGGAGAACCAAACGCTCCTGGACGCGCTAAAGACCCTGTTCGGTCCGTTCGGGTGGTCTCAGGACGATCAGTTCGTAACGGACAACCGCTCTGCTCGAAACGTCAAGTCGGGTGTTCGTGGAACCCCGACGACCAAGGGGACCAAGCGCTTCGGCAAGCCGCTCAAGTCGTACGTCCTCCACCAACTGCGCCCCCACTACCAGGAGGGCGTCTTCGCGTTCGCATCGCGCATCGCTCAACGCCACGGTCTGTGGATCTGGCTGAGTCCGGACGGTGAGAAGGTCGTTGTGAGTCAGCCCGACTTCGACCAGCCGGGCGCGTACCGCATCGTGCGCAAGTTCACCGGTCTGAACAATGTGCTGGACGGTCAGGTGCGGATCGACATGACCCATCAGCCCACGCTCATCGTGGCCGATGGGTTCTCTGGTGGTGGTGAGTTCGGCAAGGGACGGATCAAGAGCATCGGCCTCAACCCTGCCGTCACCACGGACGACCCCGACCTGGCAGCCACAATCGCAAAGTACCCCGACGCCACGCGTGTGGACATCGACCCGCTTCGTAAGCGCTACAAGGTGGCCAAGAACCGCACGCTCTTCCTCCACGACGATGAGAGCAAGACGCAGGAGCAGTTGGACAACTTCGTGCGGCGCGAGCTTTCGCTACTCGCTCGAAACCAGCTCGTTGCCCACTACACGGTAGAGGGGCACGGTCAGGACACCGGGGATGCCTACGTGCCCTGGTGCACGGACATGATGGTCACGGTCGATGACGACGTCGGCGGTATCCATGGCGACATGTACATCGCTGGTCGGACCTTCGAGAAGGACCGTCACGGAGGCACGATCACGCGCCTAGAACTCTTCGTGCCGCACTCCATCCAGTTCTGAGGACGCATGGCCGCCACAACCCTCGCCGGGCTCTTTCAGATCGGCATCGATATCCTGAAGACCACGGTGGTTGGGACCACGAAGCGCATCTTGGCTCAGACCGGAAGCGTCACCGGGCAGACCACGGACTCGGACAACGTCGAGTGGTGGCAGCACGTCGGGTTCGCCTCGCGACCGCCCAAGCCCGTCCCGAAAAAGACCGCTGCCCAGGCGTTCGTGGTTCGGTGCGGTGACTTCGACGTGGCGATTGCCTCCCAGGACGATCGTGGTCGTACGCTCTACGGCAACCTGGACGATGGCGAGACGTGTGTGTATGCGCCGGGAGCGGACGGTGCATCGCAGGGTCGAGTCCTCCTGAAGAAGGATGGCTCGGTCACGATCTACACGACCAAGGGGAACACGAGCAGCGGAACGTCGGTGGCGATCCAGACGAACCCCGATGGCTCGATCAACCTGGCTTCGGAGTACGGAGCCATCCAGATCGGTTCGTCCGGGATTACGTGCATCGCCACGTCGGGTGCCGGGTTCAAGGCGGACGCCTCTGGCTTCACGATCATCGGGACGCAACTGGGACTCAACGCTGGCACCGTGGCCATTGGAGCTGGCGCGGCTACGGGTGTCGCGACGCAACTCACTCAAGCCCCTGTGGTGACCGCGCACACGGCAGACGCAACGGCAATGGCCACGCTGCTCACCGCGTTGGCAGCCTGGTTGCCAACTGCGGGATCGATCCTTCAGACGGTAGCCACCGCCACACCCCCGCAACTCGCGGCTGAGTCTGCGGCGAATACAACCGCCACCGCTGCCGCAACAGCCGCCGCCGCAACAGCCACGGCCCTCGCTACTGCACTACCTCTCCCCACGAACTACAGCCAGAGCGTGAAGGCCGCGATGTGACGTGTGCTCATTCCCGACCTTCACCCTGCCCGGGATCACTATCCCGATTCCTGGACTGCCCACGATTCCGACGCTCAGCCTTGGGATTGTGTTGCCTGGATTGCCGGGGCTGTCCTTCACCCTTCCCGGGCTGACGATCCCCATCCCAGGGCTTCCAACGATTCCCACCCTCTCCCTGGGCATCACACTCCCCGGACTCCCCGGACTCACGTTTACGTTGCCTGGCCTAACGATCCCCATCCCGGGCTTGCCAGCGATTCCTACGCTCGGCTTCCCGACGATCCCCTGCCCGCTCGATTGAGGTCCTACGATGGCCGGTGCTGGCACGCAATCCGCGGGACTCACGTACGCCGGTTGGGGGACACCTTCCGCAGCTCCAACGTGGGGTGGCACCGTTCTTCGTGACACGTCCACAGGGCAATCCGCGGACGCGCGAGCAATCGATCCGGTGACACGCGACTTCGTGCTGGACAGCTACGGACAGATCGTCGGCATGAGGGGCGTGCGTCAGATGGTTCTTCTGGCCGTCACGCAAGCCCTCGGGAGTTCTGCACAGAAGGAAGTTGGTCGCGACTTCACCAAGCTCGATCGGCTGACCAACGACTTCGAGCAGCGTGTCGCCAAGGTCCTGACACAGGCTCTTCAACGGTTGATCGATGCAGGGCTCATCCGCGTGGCCGACATCACTACCACCCGAGCACCCCAGACCGGCCGAGTCTATACGCGCTTGCGCTGGTACGACCTGACGACCGACACAGAACACCAGGACACGTTCAGCTGACATGGCAACGCCCACCCTCAAGACCTTCTACGTGAAGGATGCGTCCGAGCATCGGGACGACATGCTTCGCACGTACAAGAACGGGCTTATCCAGAGAGGGATTGCATCGCCCAACGTTCGCCCGGACACCGAGGTCTATGCACGTATGCAGGCCATCGGGAATGAGTTGGCCGTGTGCGGTGCAAACTGCGTGGTCAAGGCCGACGAGATGATGCCCGACACCGCGGTGGAGGATGCTCTCGCGCGCTGGCTCGCCAGCTATGGTCTCACCAAGCAGGACGCTGCGGGCAGCGTAGGCTCCGTGATCATCGTGACCAGCGCAACCACGACCATCAGCGCTGGCAGTGTCCTGCTCGACGATGCCAACAAGCGCTACCAGGTCACGTTGGGAGGTTCGTACTCCAACGGCGACTCGGTTCCGATCGCAGCCATCGATACGGGGGAGGACACCAACCATCCGGCTGGGGATGTGTTGCGATGGCAAAACTCGCCTCCGTTCACCGACGAGAAGACCACCGTTGCAACAGGTGGCCTCGTGAACGGCATCGATGCCGAGGACGATGAGACGGCCCGTGCGCGCCTTCTCGCGTCCCTCCAAGCCCCTCCGCGCAGTGGAAATTGGGAGCACGTTGCGGAGATCGCGGAGAAGTCCACGCCTTCGGTGCAGAAGGCGTTTGTCTATCCCGCAGTGCAAGGTCCGGCCACGATTCGGATCGCGGTCACCGCTGCTCCCACAGCATCCAACAAGAGTCGGCAACTTGCGACCACCCTGCTCAACGGCAAGGTCATCCCGTACATCACCGGGCAACTTCCCGAGCATGCTGCGCTGACGATCACAACCGTCACGGATATGAATGCGGACGTCGCGTTCGCGCTCGGTCTCCCAGAAGCACAGACGGCCTCTCCTCCCGGTCCAGGAGGGGGATGGGTAGACGGCACTCCATGGCCTGCCCCTGACGGGGTGTCCACATTCCGTTGCAAGGTAACTGCGGTCACAAGCACCACCCAGTTCACCGTCGACGCTGTCAGTGCGCCGGTTGCAGGAGTCACGCACATCGCGTGGCTATCCCCAACGGACTGGAAGCTCTATCGCGCGGTCGTCACCAGTTACGGCGGAAGTTCTGGAGCTTACGACGTCGTTCTCGACACGCCGTTCCCGAGCATCGCCATCGGCTGCTACATCTGGCCGGATTGCGAGAACGCGCAGACCTACGTGGACACGGTGCTGAACGCGTTCGCGTTCTTGGGTCCCGGGGAATGCACGCCGAACAGTTCTGCGCTACTTCGTGGATACCGTCACCCGCGTCCTGCGACATCGTGGCCCTACAGCATCGGAAACGACATGTTGGGCCAGTTGGGTAACGCCGACAGCGTTGTCACTGCTGCCGCCTTCTACCACCGAACCAACGGCACCACGACAATCACGGGTGCGTCACCAGCCCTTGGACCTCCGGTGGATGCGTTCGACCCGACGCTCCCTCCAACCCAGTATGTGCCTCGTCACATTGCCTTCTACCGCAACGCGGGCTGAGGACACATGACCGCTCCCGATATCGACTCCATCGCCGTCTACGGGGGGGTGATGGCGGACTACGCCAACGTGGAGGATCCCACCACGGATCTCGCTGCGGCGTACTTCAACAAGCTGTCGGCGTCCGTTGCAGCCATGACGCATACCGCACCTCGTGCGGTGCGTCGATTCGTTGGCAATGCGACGACACCCACGGATCCCACTTCCGGGTTCGTGCATGACTCGCTCTGGGGAAGCACGAGCGGCGTAAAGCCCACGATCGTCCGCAACGGCACGGGCGACTACACCATCACGTGGGCCACCACCCAGACGGATGAGTTGGGCGTGACACACTCGCTCAACTTCCGGTATGCGAAGGGCTGGGCGGAGGGCGCAACCGCCTATCACGTTCAGTGCTCCTGTCCGACACTAAACACGGTCAACGTGAAGGTGTTCAACGCAACGGGAACCGCGAACGATGCGGCCGGTGTGACCCTGGTGGTCGAGGTGTACTGATGCCCGCATTCGGTGGATACAGCCCGTTTCCTCTTCGTCTCGGAGGGGGGATGCCGCGTCTTCGGCTGATCCACGAATCGCTCAACAGTCAGGCTGGGACGGCGTTCGATACGTCCGACCGGACCAAGTTGGTGTGGCTGGAGAACATGGCCGTTGCGCGCGCCATCAACGCTTGCTGGTCGCAGAATCAGCGGCTCGCAAACCAGACCATCCCCGCACGAATGACCGACATGCTCTCCCGATGGGAAAGCATGCTGGCCATTAGCCCTCCACCGAACACGCCCGAGGCAACGCGACGTGCCGAGGTTGCGAAGCGGTTCGCGATGGTGGCGCAAGCGGCCATCTATCCCAGGCTGTACTCTCGCCTGAGCACCGAACTCGGCAGCTACTTCGTAGCGATCGAGTTCATCGACTTGAGCATCGCTAACGTCACGAAGCCAACGGGAGCCTACCCGTGGAGCGGCACCATCTCGACTCGCTTCCCATGGACATCGACGGTGGCCCATGTCCTGGTCCTCATGACCACACCCGTTACGGGATCCGAAGTCGAGTTCTACAAGATGGTTGGACGGTGCAACGACATCCTGGATGTCGAACTGCCTGCTTGGTGCACTTTCGATTGGTACCGTGCGCCGGAGATCGGAGCCGCGATCGCGGTGTCTGGTGGTCCCAGCAAAGCTGGGTGGTACCTCGACGAGCGCAACATCGACAATTCTGTATTTGACGTATGAGGCACATGGAGCTTCGTTCGCGCATCGGATGCATGGCTTGCGGTCACGAGGCCGAGGTCACTCACGAGCATCCAGCTTCGACTGAAGAGATCCTTGCGACCAACATCTTCCGCTGTGACGAGTGCGGAGCGCGCATGGCCTTCGGCCATCTCATGCCTCGTGTGGTCGTGGAGCCGTTCAGGGACGATAACGGTGTCGGTTGGGTGCGATTCCGCTTTCAGGATCCGGTCACCAAGGCCGACCAACATGTGGTCGATCTCGATCCCCAATTCGCCGCAATGATCGCCAAGGGCGCACTGTCGATCGTTATCCCGTAAGGATCACAGATGAGCATCTCCCGAGTGAACGGTGCTGGTTGGGGCATCGGTGACAAGGTCACGTCCACGCAGATGAACGGCGTGGACCTCAACACCACCTATGCCCTCGACAAGCGCGCGGGCCAGACCGACACGCTAGAGTGTGTCGTGACGCTCGCAACAGCGGGACGGATCATCAAGTCGCTCGTGGTTGGCGCCAACGCCAACACCACCTACACGGCGGACGGCGGCAACGTAGCCATCCGCGTGACATCCGCCGTCACGGCCAACCGGAACTACACGCTCAGCAACACCAATGCTGCGGCGGGTGACGAGATCACGATCTACTGCGAGTCCTCCTTCGTGACCTACGAGATCACGGTGAAGGACAACGGTGGCACGACGATCTTCGTTCTCGGGAACACGTCCACGGCTGACGGCCAGTGGGCGACGTTCATGCACAACGGCACCGATTGGAAGGTCGGTCGTGGAGGCCAAGGCTCGCGCGTCCAAACCCAACTCTTCACCACCAACGGAACGTTCACGTGTCCGCGCGGGGTGACCGCTGCATTCCTGTTCGGTTGTGGTGGTGGTGGTGGTGGTGGTGGTGGTGGTAGTGGGACCACGGGTTCCGACCTGTTCCCGATCGGAGCTGGTGGTGGCGGTGGGGCGCAGTGGTGTTCCATGCCCGTGACCAACCTCACCCCTGGAAGTGGGTACACGGTGACGATCGGCGCTGGTGGCTCCGGCGGCACCGCGGGCACTACCCCCACCGACGGCAATCCAGGGGGTTCGACGATCTTCGGGTCAGGCGGTAGCGCGATCTACTTTCGCGGTGGTGGTGGCGGTAAGTCTTACACCACAGGTCTTATCGCCAGCCTAGCTTCTGCGCTCATCGTGCATGGCGGAAGCTCGGCGCCTCACGGTACAGCGATCACGCGCGTCGGCGCATCCGACTACACCAACAACGTCTACTATCCATCACTGGCTGCGGGGGATGGTGGTTTCGGCGGTGGCGGCATCAGCAACACCACGCAGACCTCGTGCGACGGGATGCCGGGCGCATATGGGAACTACTCCGGTGGTACCGCTGGCGCGAACGGAACCGATGGTGGCACCGGCAAGAAGGGCGGTGGCGGTGGCGGTGGCGGTGGCGGCGGACCGTTCGGCAACGGCGGAAACGGGGGAGCCGGCGGTAACGGAAACAACGCTGGTGCTGGTGCCGCGGGCACCGCCGGCGGTTCCCCTTCGGCCAACACCGGAGCCGGTGGCGGTGGTGGTGGCGGTGGGGGAATGGGTGTCGGCTCTGGTGGATCGGGCGGCACTGGTGGCACTGGCGGCTCCGGTCTTCTGATCGTTGCATGGGTGAAGTGACATGGTCAGTCCGCTCTGCGAAGTGAAAGACGGCGCTGGGTCGTACCAGGCCACCACGGGCGGCGTTGACGTCACCTCCGGCAACACCATCACGATCCATCTCATCGACTCCAGTGCGTCTACGTGGTCGGTCTCGTGCACATCTACCGACGAGACCAACGTGGCCAGCACGGTCACAAGTGGGCTCACCATCAACAGCGTTGCTCGCACCGCAACCTTCACCGCTCCATCGAAGGGCAGCGCGCTCATCTTCACGAGTGTGGTGAACAACGGTGTGGGCGTCGATGGGGTCGCGGTCAGTTCCTACACCACCACCTTCGCGATCTACGTCAAGACGGACAATGGCGACCGCGTCCTTGCCGCTGCCGAGACCACCGAAGGAAGTTCCAGCTATGGCTGGATTACTACCGTCAACAAGCGACTCCGGCGGTTGGCGCTGTCCTCGGACAGCAAGATGCAACGCTTTGCCCTTGTAGGCACGGTGGCAACAGCCGACGCGACGGTTACTACCGTGGCGTCGTACACGATGGCCGATGAGACCATCTGCTACTTCCGCGCGCTCATCACCGCTGCGCGAGGAACCAACGTCACCAAGGGCGCTGTCTACATTCGGGAGGTCGCGTATCGACGAACGGGCGGCGGGATCGCCACAATCGTTGGTGCGTTGTCGTCCGTTCTGACGTCCGAGACGGACGCTACCATGGACGCCACCATCGATACGGATGGCGCCAGCACGGTTCGCGTTCGCGTTACGGGGCTAGCCGCTACCGCCTTCACCTGGTCTTGCAACCTCGAAGTCATCGAGCAGAAGCCGTAATCGAGAGGGTCGACCATGGCTGATCAACCGGACAACGCCCGCATCATCCAGCTTCTGGAGACTCTGTCCTCCAAGGTCGACTCCATGGAACGAGCGGGCGAGGAGCGCGGTGTCGAGACCCGCAAGCACTTCGCCACGGTCGAGAAGAGTCTGGAACACCTTCGCGGGACGGACGATGCGATCCGAGGTGAGGTCCGCGTTCTCGGTGAGAGGGCGGGCAACCTGGAACGTCGCATGTCGAAGCTCGAAGACGGGCACCACGAGACGCGACGTCAGGCGAGCAGTGCGAACCTGGAACAAGCTCGCGCCCTCGCGGCGGCGCTGGAAAACCAGAACAGCCGGATCTCCGATCTCATCGAGAGGCAGGATCGGCGTGACACCGACGTCATGCTGATCAAGACGACCCTGCTCGGGGATCCCTCCGCGTCCAACAAGACAGAGCGGACCGGAGCGCTTCAGCGTGTCGAGGATACGAGCCGAAAAGCGACCTTCAAGAATGCGGCGGTCCTGATCATCTCGATCATCCTCATCGCCATCGGCAACGCCGCTCAGCACATGCTGGGCAAGTAGGAGAACGACCATGCAACTCTCTTGGCCCACCGTCGCGGTGGTCTTCATCGTCGCGCTTACGCTCGTCGCCCTGGCCTTCCTCAAGGTCGACCCGGCGTACCTCGTGGCTGTTGGGACGCTCGGCGCCGCTCTCGCAGGTGCGATGAAGCAGCTCATGAGCAAGGGGGCGCAGTCGTGAGGTCCCTCTCCCGTCGCGAGAAGTTGGAGGTCATCCTCACGGCTGGTTTCCTCGCCGGGTGCGTCTTCCTCGTCGACTGCACGAAGCAGGACGCGAAGAACGCTGCGTCGATCGGTCTCTCGGCTGCGGAGATCGCGTGCGCGATCGCCAACGCGGAGTTGGACAACGACGCCGTGGCAGAGGCGTGTCGCGTGGAGAAGCAGCTTCGTCCGGTCCTGGACGAGTTGCTCAAGTCGCATCGCAAGATGCAGGCGCAGAAGTGCGGAGGCAACAGCGCATCGGATGCTGGGCGGCCCTAAGCGGAAGTACGTCTGTACGTGCGGACTCACCGAGCGGCTCACGTCGCTTGGTGTTGATCCGTGCGAGAAGTGCATCGTGTGTGGGGATGCTCTGGCAATGGCCGGAGCAATCCGTCGTGCCGCTCGTGAGCACGACTGGATGACGTACGCCGATGGGACCGAACGGTGCCGTTGGTGCGGTGTTGGGAAGGATGAAGCGGCATGACGACGCGCGGATTGGGATACAAGCCGGATCCGGTCGACTACGTACGTGCGGCCTTCCGTGCGCCCAGCACTGACCCGCTTCCCCCAAACGTCATGTGGGTGCACATGACGCCGGCCGTGATGGATCAGGACGGCACGGGCTCCTGTACAGGGCACGCAACCGCAGCTGCGATCTACGCAGCGTATGGGATTGGATCCGTCAAGGGCACGACTACGATGCTGCCCTGGGTCCCCTCACCCGACAGCATCTATCGCAACGGCCGCTGCATCGATCGAAAACGCAACCCCGACGGCTCGTTCCCGGTTCTCCAGGATGACGGCGCGGAGCCCAACCAGGTGTTCCGTGCGGTTCGGGAGTTCGGCATCCAGTCGATCGGTCCCGTGATGGATGGTCGCTTCTCGGACGTCAGCACCGAGACGGTCAACGATGAGCCTACGCTCACGGATCTTCAGCGCTCGATGGCCAAGCTCGTGGTCGGAGACCATCACGTCGCGCCATCCTCCTCGGCCGTGGCTGCGGCGCTTGCCGCGGGACATCCGGTGTGTGCGGCCATCGCGGGTGGGTGCGACGCGTTCCAGACCTACAACGGCGGTGTGCTCGGAGCGCTCCACGCTCCGCTCGACCACTACATCGTGATCGTTGGCTACGACACCGTCAGTCTGAACGGCGCACGGATCTTCTACGGCCAGAACAGCTGGGGGACATCGTGGGGTGACCACGGCTACTTCACGTTCGACGAGGCCTGCCTCGCGGAGATGCGCGACCTGATCGCGGTGGTGCCGTCATGACCCGCTCCATCCTCCAAACCATCGCCCCCCTCGCTGTTGCCTCGGTGATGATCCTGGGGACGTCGGCCTGTCCGACCAAGCCTCAGCCCGCACCGCCTCCACCCGTCCTTGATGGCGGAACGTGCGCGAGTGCGTGCGCGAACCTGAAAGCTCTCGGTTGTCCCGAGGCGGATGCGGATCCGCCGTGCGAGACGGTGTGCGCAAAGGTGCAGGCGTTCGAGATGACCAACCTTCATCTGGCGTGCCTTACGGCTGCACGAACCAAGACTGAAGCTCGCGCGTGCAAGTCGGTGAAGTGCCCGTGAGGCCGACGCCGATCCTCGTCACCGCGCTCGTCACTCTCTTCGCGCTGCTTCACGCATGCGCATCTCGCTCCCTTCCGCCGGAGCCACCAATCGTCGTCGTCCTGTCATGCCGACAGGACGCTGGCCCTCCCAAGTAACGCCGCTTCGCGGCACCAACACTCATCAGAGCCCGCGGCGCTTCGGCGTGCGTGGGCTCTCGCACATCAGGAGATCACCATGGCTCGATGGGGCTTCAAGGCCAACAAGGGTGCGGCCAACGTTCAGTCGGTCGCCCTTCTCACCGCAGCGGCCGCTTCCCCGCGTCGCGCGCGCGTTCACGACTTCACCATGGGCTGTGGCGCCTCTCCGGCGGACAACGCCTTCACCTGGATCGTCCAGCGTTGTTCTACGGCGGGCACCGGTTCGGCGCTCACTCCCAACGCGCTCGATCCGGCCGACACCCTCGCCACCACGATCGTGGCGAAGGACACCGTGACCGTCGATCCGACCCTCACCACGTCGGCGTTCCTCTACGCGGAGGCGCTCAACCAGCGCGCCACCATGCGCTGGGTCGCGGCTCCGTATTCGGAGTTGGTCATCCCGGCCACCGCGTCCAACGGCTTCATCATCGGTCTGTCGGCTGCCACGACCACGTCGTTCGACGTCGGCGGCCACTTTGAGGAGCTGTGATCTGACATGGAGTGGACCCTCGACACGGGATCGCTGGGCGCGTTCGGCTGTACGCCCTCCAAACTGCGTGAGATGCTCGAAGCAGAACTGAAGCATCACGCGAACACGGCACCCGAGACGGCCGCGCGCCAGGTCTTCCTTCGCTACCCGCCCGAGACGCGGATCGATCCGAGCAAGCAGCCGGAGATCGTCGCGGCGATGACGGCGGCGCGGGAGAAGGTCCTGGCGCAACTCCCGGACGCTCAGGCTCAGATGCGTCGAGCGATCGATGCGGCCTGCGCGCTCGCGGAGTCGTTCGAGTGCAACGTCACCGTGACCATTCAGGGTCACGAGGACAAGAACCACGTGTCGGGGGTCGGCTGTCGGTTGTCGGTCAACATCGACGAGGCGCCGCACTCGGAGTGACCACCATGCACAACCTTCGGCCCGGTGGGTGGATCGAGTTCGTCAACCGCGATGGCTCGCGGGAGGAATACGACTCCTATACCTGCGGTCACTGCAACCGGATCAAGCGCATCCCGCACGGGACTCCACCGGAGAATCTGGGCGGGATGTGCAGGATGTGCTGGAAGCATCTCTGCAAGCGTTGTGCAGCGGAGATGGACCGCACCCTGAAGTGCCGGCCCTTCGAGCAGCGGCTGGAAGAGTCGGAGCGGCGCCGACGCCCCATCGAGTGAGTGATCGAGGTCTACCATGTCTCTTGCATCCATCTCCGTTCGTACTTCGAACACGACCATTTCGAACGCCAACCAAGAGATCCGCACCACGGCGGGTGTCAAGGCGCGCCTCCTGGAGTTGTCGCTCATCCAGGCCACTGGTACCGCGCAGTCGCAAGGCGCCGGACGTCCGGCGGCTCAGGGCGTCACGCCGGCCACCACGTCGACATTCCAGCGCGATGACTCCGCGGATCCGGCGTGTGTCACGACGACGAACCTCACCTGGGGTACCTCGCCGACCGCTCCCGCCAACTACCTTCGTCGGTGGAACAGCGCGGCCACGGTCGGTGTTGGCATCGTGTGGACCTTCCCGCGTGGCGTCATCATCCCGGTGAGCGCGAGCTTCGTCACGTTCAACATCACCGCTGCGGTGGCGATGGACGTCAACATCGCGATCGACGAATGAGCGACGACCTCGTCAAACTCTTCACGGCGGAGGGTGCAGTCGTGGGTGGGCGCGTTATGCACCCCAACGACGTGATCGCTGCCGCGCTCAAGACGCGCCAGGATGGGGACGAGATCGCCAAGCGGATCGTCCCTCCTCAAGATCCTGACACGGTGGCGTACATCACTGTTCGGCTCCATGCGACCGGCGCTCTGTCCGTTCAGGGGCACATCGCGGACAAGCGCATGGCGGTTCAACTCCTGGACCATGCGCGGGATGCGCTGACGCGCCATGTGCTGGATGGTGGTCGCGCCGCAATCCCGGCGAGTGACGTTGAGGTCACGCCGACGATTCCCCTCAAAGAGTTCGGCGACATGCCGCCCAACCAGCGTGGTGATGGATGAGCGGCCTCCTCGCACAGGGCGCGACCGGAATGCCCCTCGTTACTCCAGACGATGCTCGTCACGGAGACGAGGACTTCTTCGGGAATGACGATCTGTACCAGCCGGATCCGATCGCGAACTACTTCAAACGAGAAGACCTGTGGTTCGGAGTACCCACGTTTCGTTCTCCGTGGTGGCCGTCGTCCCAGGGTGGCGCGTTTCTCGGATCCCTGGGATCGGATGTCGCTTGTTTTAGCGACAAGTTCTCACGATGGACCGACTCCTGGGGCAACCATCCCGGTGGCTGCAATGGGCGTCTGTCCTTCGTGGGTGTGACGCGGGATCAGTTCGGGAGTCCGACGGGTGGTGTCACGGTGAAGTTGTTCCGCACCAGCACCGATCAGTTGGTGTCGACCGTGCTCAGCGATGCCAGCGGCAACTACACGATCACCACGCCATACTACCCAGACGGTCACTATCTCGTCTGCTACAAGACCGCATCTCCGGACATCTTCGGAACGACGGTGAACACGTTGATCGCGGGGTAATAGGCCATGGTGGACGTTGTTCTTCGCGGCGGACGCTCGCAGCGAATCGACGTCCGCCTCGGTCAAACGGCATACACTCCGTCCGCCATCACGGTGGTCAACAACGGCGTGGATCCGGCAACCCTCGCGATGGAGGGGTTGTGGCGCGCCAACTTCCCCGGTTCGCCGTGGCTCGGCACTCCCTCGAACGGCGGCTCCGGGACGACTCCCGGACGCGACCTTGAGGCTGGCAACGTTGGTGGTGGTGGCACTCCGGTCAACGGATGGACGCCGTTCAACTGCAACGGAGCCAGCATCTACCTGGTCGGGCATACGGGCCTGACGTGGGGTGACCTGATCGGAGCAACGAACGGGGACTTCTACCTCCACGTCCTTGCCCATTGGAACACGGCCGCCGCGACCATCGACCCACTGAGTGATGCGGGGATCCTCTCCGACGACGGAGGGTCCTTCGCGGTCTCTTACTCCACGTCGGGAGTAGCGTTCTCGATCTACGACAACGCAGGCACGCCACAATTCCGTAGCGTTGGTCCGGTATCGGCGAGCGCGGGTGCGAGCGCATACCATCTCGTTCAAGTCTGGTGGGACTCGGCTGCGTTCACGATGTGGATTCAGGTCGATGGTGGGACGGCGGTGTCCGCCGACCTGTTCTCGTCCGACTTCGGTGCGGGCAATGCGGTCAGGGTTGGCTCCAACTGGAATCTAACCAACTTCCTCGATGGAGACATCCTGGAGATCGCACTCGCCCAGGACAAGTTCGACGCGACAACTCGGTCCCAGATCCGCGGTTACGTTCAGACTCGCTACGGACTCAGCATGGGGTATTCGGGGACGACCACGTTCCCCAACACGACCATTCACCCGACCCTGTTTCGGATGAATGCGTTTCCCACGATCCGGAACGAGGACATCTATCTCTACGTCGATACGGACTATGTTGCGCCCACGGTGGTACCGACCTACACGCAGTGGGTCACCGATCATGTTCCAAGCGCACACCAATTCCGTCCTCGTGTTCCGGTGGTGCACCAGCAACACGTGTCGGTGGCGAACATCGTCCCGATCGTTCCGCCGGCAGCTCCCGCACTGGTAGACATTGAGGCGCCCGACGCTGTTCGTCGTGCGACCCTCTACATGTCCGCACTCACGGAGGTGCGTGGCCCGATCGCTCCCGAGCGAAAGGTCCAGCCGAGCACCATCGACACGCCGGACATCATTCGACGTCCCACTCTGCACGCGTCCCAGCATCCGGACGCCACGCGTCCCCCTCCGACACCGGAGCAACGCGGACCGATGGCCGACACGGACGCACCTGATCGGGTTCTTCGTCCGGCGTTCGCAACGAGCGCTCAGCAAGCGATCACGACGATCGCCCCGGCTCCCGAACAGCGCTCCGCCATCGCCATCGTCGACGCCCCCGTACGCGTTCCGCGTCCTTTCCTTGGGGCGTGGCTCATGCCGGACGTCACGCGACCGGCTCCCGCCCCGGAGCGTAACGCCCCCATGTGGAGCGTGGATGCCCCGGAGCGTCCGGTCCGTGCGACGTTCGCGGTGACCGAGCATCAGCCGGTGACCACGATCGCTCCGCAGCCGGAGCGTCAGTTGGCCTACTCCGACGCGCTTGCGCCGGAGCGGGTGCTGAGGGTCTACCCGTCGGCGCTGTACCAGCAGGACCGGGCCTTCTACCCGGTCCCGATCATCAACGTCGTTCCCGCACCGAACATCACCCCTCCCAGCGCGCCCGACCGCGTCATGCGGCCGAGCCTTGGGACGTGGCTGATGCAGGACGTAGCGGCGTCGATGCGACCCGAGGCCCCCCTGGCCCAGGTGTCCGTGTCGGCTCCGGATCGGATCGAACGGCTCGCCACCTCCGCCAGCCGTCAGCCCACCCACTCCGCCCAACCCCTGGTCCCGGAGCGGACGTCCACGCTGGCCACGGTGGATGCTCCGGTCGCTGTTAGCCGACCGGCGTTCCAGGCCCAGCAACAGCAGGGCCCCACGACCATCTCCCCGGCTCCCGAACGGACGGCCCGGCTGTCCGCCGTGGATGCCCCAGGAATGGTCGTTCGTCCCTGGTATAGGGTACACGCCCAGCAGGTCAGCGCGCCCCTTGTGGTGGCTCCTGAGCGGACCGCGGCCCTTGCCGCGGTGGACGCTCCGGTGGCCATCCTTCGCCCGGTCCTCCGGACGGAGCAGCACCAGGCGTTCACCACGTCCCAGTTGCCTCCTCCGGCTCCGCTGGGGGTGCCCCTGGAGACGCACCCAGACACGGTCTCCCGGCCCACCCTCCCGGCGCACCAGCAACCGACCACGCCGACCTTCTGGCCGTTCCCGTTGCCCAACCTGGCAGCACCGGCCGAGGGCAACACCGCGAGCTACCCGGATCGCGTTCTGCGTCCGACGTTCCTCCCGGCGCTTCAGTGGGCGAGTTGGATCGACCCACTCCCGCGAACGGCCAAGCCGGTCACGGAGTTGGCACCGGACTGGACGGAGTACCCCGACCGCGCACCGCGCGCGTTCCTCCGCACCGACCTTCAGCAGTCGGTGACCACGCTGTCGCCGAAGCCCGAGCGGACGGCCACGCTGTTCCTGGCGATTGCCGAGGACATCGTCCGCCGATCGCTCTACGCCCCGCCGCAACAGCAGCCGCTGGCCGCTCCGGTTCGCCTGGAGCGCACCACGGCGCTCGCGGACGTCCAACCTCCCGATCGCGTCCCACGCCCCACGCTCCCCGCTGTTCATCAGCAGGCCGTGGCGACGTCGATGCAGGTGGAGGTTCCCCGCCCGCAGACACCAACCTCCGCACCGGATCGCATCACGCGTCCGACGTTGGGCGTTGCGTGGATGCAGGACGTGGCGAGCATCGCTCGTTCCGAGCGTACCTCGGCCCTTGCTACCGTCAGCGCGCCGGACATCGTCCTTCGCCCGACGTTCCAGGGAGCGCGACAGCATCACGTCACGGCATCGCCGTATCCCGAGCGTCCACTCCCGCTCCCCCCGCCGGTCTACCCGGATCGGGTGGATCGTCGAGTGCTCCGCGCGGAGATGCAGGTAGGGGCAGTCCTCGCGCCGCTCCCTCCCGCACCGGTGGTGCTCTCGTGGCAACCGGTCTACGTGCACCGGGCTCCGCCACCGCTTCTCCGGATCCAACCGGCGTCGGTGGTGTGGGCTCCGTTCACGGACTTCCCGCTCACGACGGTCGCGCACCTCACCTCGCGAGTGAAGCCGGCAACGGTCTTCCTCACGCTGGTCCTTGCTGCGACCGACTTCACGACCAACGCGAAGACCAAACCGGCCACCGCGTTGAGCACGATCATCGATCGCGAAACGTGGCTTGTGCGCTTCACGCACGACGTCGCGCCCGCGACCTCTTTCGAGTCGGTGGTGAGCACGATGGAACTTCACGTTGGAGACACGGCGCGTGTCGACACCACGATCAAGGTCGATGGCGTCCTCACGGATCCGTCCTCGCTGACGTGTGAGGTGCAGACGCCTTCGGGAACGAAGACGACCTACTCCTATCCATCGGCCAACCTCGTCAAACTGTCGACCGGCTCCTATCGGTGCCTGGTGGACTGCACCGAGTCGGGCACGTGGCGCGTGATCTGGTCCTCGCCAGGTCCTACGGCGAAGGGCGCGGACTACGCGTACTTCGACGTCACGCCACAACCGTTCACACCCTAGGCCTTCCCTCGGACACCCCCAGTCGGTTCGACGTTCGCGACGAGTCGATTGGGGGTGTCGCTCTTTGTGCCGATGGTTACGTCGCACCGCTTCGGAGGCATGAGGATGGACGTCCCTCGCATCGTGCACGAGAAGAAGTATCTGGCCGCACTCATGAGCGACGACGCCGAGTGTGAGAGTGTGAGTTGCTCCAAACTCTGCCTCCTCGCAAAGCCCCACACCTGGGACGAGATCGAGGAACTTTGCCGCGTCGATGGCGACCAGCACGACTCCTGGCTCTCCACGATCACCGCGGCGGACACCGCTGGTTACATCCGGTTCTATCCGGATCGTGAGGTGTGGTGCCTCACGGAGAAGGGCGAGGAATACGTGGGCATGTGGAACTGACCGCGTGCGGATCACCATCCACACGTTGAAGCGAAGCAAGACCGCGGCGCTCTTCCGTCTCGCTCGATACCTCCGATGCACCCCTAGGCATCGGTGTCGCGAGTGCGTGATCGACGCACTGGAATCGGAGATGCGCAGATGCTCACGCTCCGTCACCGTACCGCGTCGAGCGGAAGTCTGATCAACCTCTGGGAGTACGATCCCGCTCGCCACGTCATCGAGATGGTCATTCGCGAAGCCGCGGGACCGGAGCAGGACTACACGCTTCCGGTCTGCCTCGCCGGTCGCCCTCGACTCGGTGCGCACGTCATCAGCCGCGTCAACGAAGAGACCTGGCGGATCCTCCCGACCCACTACGCACTCCTGTCCCTCGACACGTCGAAGGACTGGCGCAACACCGGTCATCGCGTCCAGACGCCGACGCCGATGGTCCTCGCCTCGAAGGAGTGCGCGGTTGCCGCGCGAGGGCTACTTCGCTGTCGACTCCACGAGTCGATCGGTTGGGGCGCGCAAATATTCCTGACCAACGCTCCTCCGGACGTACAGCGGGATCTGGAGGCGCTCGCCGATGGCTGATAGCCGACCCCCTCCCCGCTACCGCTCCTCCATGGAGCTGACCGCCGTGGTGCCCCGCGACAAGCTTCCTCCTCCGTCCCAGGCCATGATCGCCACACTCGATCCGGATCATCCGGAGACGCGTGAGTTGGTCATGCGCGCATCGGACGGTCACGAGGAGATGGAGACGCTAGTGCCGTGCCCTGGCCCCTGCCGATCGTGCGAGTGCTGCCACGGCGCGCGCATGGTCACGGCGGATCGTGCTGCGGAGTATCTCCGCTCCGTTGTCCCGGACTCCCATGACTAGGCGCAGCCGAGGTGTGGAGGCGATGGAGTCGCGTCGTAGTCGACGCGCGCTCACGCCCGATCATCTCACCCACTTCGTGGTTCCTCTCACATGGCCTCAGATCCTGGCGATCGATCCGACCCGGACGGAGTCGTGGTGGACCGATGCGATCATCGAGGCGGACGAGTACGGCCGCGGCCTGATTCGATGGGACAAGTCGACCAGCACGTGGGTGCTCACCGAGATCGGCTGCGAAGCCGTGTGTGGCGTGCGGCACTGAGTGCGACTTGGGTGGAGGCATTCCTGGTGAGTGAGGGCGTTGCCATCGCCGTGACGGTTCTCTTGGGCCTTCGCGATCCATGGCTCTTCGCCATCTGCGCCGGACTCGGGATCATCGCGGTGACCGACGCCATCTTCGATCCAGACAACCGATAGCCCCGTCAGCCCAGTGTGGTTGGCGGGGCATTCCTGCATTTGGGGTGCGCCCATGCGTGTCGCTGGCCTCGACTTCTCCGCCTACCAGGTCCCTCCCTCTGGCTCGCTCCCCGATTGGGAGGTGGCCGCCGCTTTCGGGATCCGCTTCGCGATCGGTCGGCGCTCGATCGGACTCCACGACGACAAGACCTTCGGCAAGCTCATCGCAGGAGCGCGCGCAGCCGGACTCCTCTGCGGCGCGTACCACTTCGCTACGCCCGTTGTTGGGCAAGGGCGTGAGCAGGCGAAGCGCATCAGCGCGGAGTACGTCGACAACGCCAGTCTCATCTTCCGCCCCACGCTGGACATGGAAGCGGCGAATGGGACGACGGATGTGGAGGAAGCCAGGTTCGTGGAGGACTTCTGCGATGAGGTCCTCTCTCAAACCGGATACCTCCCGATCGTCTACACCGGTCGCTTCTATCCGCGACCCGCGCTGATGGCGTTGGATTGGCTGGCAGACTGCCCGCTCTGGCTCGCCCAGTACACCGGCCCGGACACGCCGACCTACGGCATCCCCGATCCGTGGCGTCGACTTGGGAAGCGCTGGACCATGTGGCAGTGGGTTGGCGACGCTGGCCGGATTCCAGGCTTCACCACCGCTGTCGACCGCAACTGGTTCGATGCGCCCACCGTGTGGCGTGACGGAGTTGGAGGCGTTCGAGCGCAGTGGGATAGCCCTGGAGATGGCTGGATCGCGGACGAGTCGCTCAGTGCGGATGACCGCATGCGCGCGTGGCTCGGCCTCGACACGCGAGACCATCACCGTCCCTCGTCGGACGGGATCGTGCACGGTGGCGCTTGGGTCGATGACCTGATCGCTCAACGCAAGCTCATGACCGACGACTGACGGAGGACGGCATGGATCAGGTGTCGATTCTGGGGATCAACTACACGATCGTCGACGGCGCGGATCTCTCGGAGGACGAAGGCGTCTGCGATCCCGCTACGGCGGAGATCCGGATCTCCAAGGACGTTCCTCCAGCTCGTCGGTGGTCCGTCCTTGCTCACGAGATCGGCCATGCCGTCGCACTGGAGTCGGGGTTCCGACGCCGGCTGGAGATGGACCACCACGTCACCGGCGCGCGCGCGTTGGAGATGGAGGAGACCATGCTCGAACACTTCCTCCCTGGACTGATCGACACGCTGCAACGCGCGGGGTGGCTCATCCCGCCGACGAAGGATGTGAAGTGATGCGCATCGTTTGGACCCCGGAGAATCTCGACACGGCCGAGCGCATCGCGCGCTCCTCACGAACCGTGGTCGAGGCTTGCCAGAAGATCAGTGACGAGCTGGGTTTCTATGCCTCGTACGATGCCGTGTCTGGTGCGCTTGCGCGACACAAGCGCCCCAACATGGCCTCCCTCTTGGGGAAGGACGTCCCTTGGTCCGACAAGGTCCGTCCGATCGCGAAGGCGTCCGCGCGTCCATCTCCGATGACCTTCGAGGATACGACCGACGTGGACATCCCTGTCTACGTGGAGAGCGAGGCGGAGATCGTCGACGCGATGATCTCCAAGCTCGTGACGCTGACGAAGACCAAGCACGTGGACTTCGAGTCGGCGTGTGATGCGCTCGACGCCTCGCCACGTCGGCTTCGGGAGGTCCTCAGCGAGGCGGAGAAGCGCGGCTACACCATCGCCCTGGAGGGAGGCAAGATCGGACGCAAGCCCTCACGTGAGCGTGAAAGCGACACCATGATGGTGCCGATCCAGGTCGCGAACGAGCGGCGCATCTTCGCGGTGGCCTCCGACATCCATATCGGGTCCAAGTTCTTCCTCCGCGACCAGTTCGTCCACTTCGTCCACCTCGCCTACGAGCGAGGCGTCCGCGTCATCCTCGTCCCGGGCGACATCCTGGACGGCGTGTACAAGCACAGCCAGTGGGAGGAGTACGCCCACGGCTTCGACGAGCAGGCCGAAGACGCAGCGCGCGTGTTCCCTCGGCTCGACGGTCTCCGCTACATCGGGATCTGCGGCAACCACGACGAGACCTTCGAGAAGGATAGTGGGATGAACATCAGCCAGGCGCTGATGGACGTCTTCCGCCGTGCAGGTCGGGATGACCTGACGCTCCTTGGATCGCGCGGTGGGAGCGTGCGTCTCGCGAACACCGAGAACGAGCGTGGCCTCATCGTGGAGATGTGGCACCCGTTGGGCGGTGGTGCGTACGCGCTGAGCTACAAGCTTCAGAAGAAGATCGAGAGCTATCCGGTGGGTGCGAAGCCGGACGTTGTCCTCGCGGGGCACTGGCACCAACAGGTGTACTTCACGCAGCGTGGGATCCACGCCATGTCGTGCGGCACGTGGCACGGTGGCAAGTCGCCCTTCGGTCGTGCGCTTGGGACGTCACCCGCGATCGGTGGGTGGATCATCGAGTACGCGCAGACGCCGGATGGAACCGTGCGCCACTTCCGACCGGAGTGGATCGCGTTCTACGAGCACGAGCACGTTCGCTCGGCTCCGATCTGATGGAGGTCACCATGGCACCGGATCTGGAGATCGCTGGATGGGGAGTGCTTGCCGTTGTCGGCCTTGCGTTTCTCGGACTCGTGGCCATGGTGGCGTGGACGATGGGACTGCTCGGATAGGAAAGGGAACAGGAAGACATGCACTACAGGAATGGGCGTGAGGCCAAGAACGGCGACAGGATCGTGCGGCTCACCACCGACGGGAAGATCCTCGACGGCGGGATCCTTCACGATGCGGTCCCGGGCAACGACTACTGCAACGGCTTCGTCGCTCCCGTGATCAGCGGTGGCTCGGGTGCATGCCTGGTCGACTGCCTCCACGCCGACGACGTTGCCGCGCTGATCGCCACGGCAGGGCTCGACAAGCGACCGGCTGGGAAGTGACTCACCCCTACCGCTGCCTCGCGACCGTCGATACACCCAGACCGCTCGCTCGGTGGCGGTCGTGGCTCAACCGCTGGTGGCTGGACGCCATGTTCGCTTCGCTTCAGTGCTGGCGCAGGGTGCGGGGCGGGCACTGGGAGTTGTGGCTCATCCTCTATCCCATAGCTGATATCGAGTGGGTTCAACTGCCGCACGACATGCGACCCGACTGGGTGCCGGGTCTGGGCGTGCGTTGCTACGACTGCGAGGACTGGTCATGAGCGAGGACGAGAAGACCTCTCCCGATCGAAATAGTCCCATCGAGTTGATCGCCAGGTTGGCTCAACGGCTCGGCATCGATCCGAAGGACGAGGCCATCGTTGACAAGCTCAAAGCTCGCGTCGCTCTACTCCGTACGGAACGGCCCCTACGAGGACCGCGCCGATGAAGTATCGGAAATCCAACAACGGGAAGATGGTCGACCGTGGGTGTCGCAACAATGGCCCGTGCACTCATTGTACCGCGAGTCGTCTTCACTCCGCGCACAAGGCGGAACAGGCTGCGCTTGATCAACTGATGGACTACGCCGACCAGTATCGTTCGCATCGCAAGTGCGAGCCAGGATCGTGCGAGCTGCACCCCAACGATCACTGACCCACCAACACGAAGCCCCGGCTACCCTCACGGGTGGTCGGGGTTTTCGTCATTTTGTCTTCGGACGTTTCGGTGGTGGCGTTGGCGTCTCCACCAAGAGCCGTTCGACCACCTGGCTGGGCGACATGTCCCAGGCCACGCGCAGCTTTGCGAGCTTCGCGATAGCTCGTTGGGATAGCGTCACTCCGACCAGTACGCGCTTCACGGGGGCCTTCATCGAGACGCCGTGTCGACGGAGGAACCGGCGCACGTCGGAGTCGATGGGGAGCGCTCGCAACTCGGCCATCGGCACACGGCCCCGATCCCTCAGCACGATCCCTCCACCGGTCACGATCCACTCGTGTCCGTCCCGGTCGACCATCTCCGTATCGAGTCGCACGCCCTTGGTCATCGCCCACTCCCGTGGTTCATTCCCAGCCGTCACCACTCACGATTCGACCACTGCAATGGTCACTGTTGGCGTCAGCCAAGATCCTGCCCATCACCAAACGCCCTCGACCTCCACCATCTTCGCGAACGCTTCCGCCATCGCGAGCAGCTGACCCCAGGTCGGATCGTCACCGTACTCCCGCTCCAGCGCACAGGCCTCGTTCGCGAGCCGCACAGCCTCCTCCCAGTCACCCTCGTCCGCCGCGTCGCAGGCCTCGTCAGCGTAGACCTCTGCCGCCTTAGCGTCGCGCTCGACGTGAGCTGCCTCGTCGTCCGCGAGCGCGCGCGCATCGTCGGCGAGGGACTCCAGCGCCTCAAACTCGCGGAGGCGATCGGTGAGACGCGAGACGCGCGCGCGGAACTTCTGCGACTCGTAACTGCCGTCATCGGACATCCACGTCGAGATCCCATCCTCCGCTGCGCGCTTCGCCCGACGGATCCACTGGTCCGCCCCATCACGCGCCTTCTCCAGCGAGATGGCGACGTCCTCCAGATCCGAGTCCCACGAGATCCCCTCCCACTCCCCACGCAGCCGCTCGCGCTTCGCGCGGAACAGCGCAGCCGGAGTGAAGACCGTAGCGAACGCCTGCTGAGCCTGATCCATCGTGTTCATGTTCACCTCCGTCTTGCTGTTGTTCTCGCTCACACCCCAGAATCTAATCCCGCTGGCGTCAGCGCGCAAGTGTCGGCAGTCGCTTTTTCGAAAAAAAAGTGGTGCGCGCCTATGGTTTCGCGAGGTTAGCCGTCTCAATGGAACCGGATCCCGAGCGCGGTTTCGACGATCGGCACGAATCGGCACTCGATCGTGACCTCCGGTCGGTCGTAGAGGCCACCGCCATCATCGAGATACTCACCGGGTCGCTCCTTGCCGCATAGGTCGCACACGCGAATCGTACAGGTATAGGGCCGCGGCTCGGGAGTGATGGTGACCGTTCGCCTCACCGCAGCCTCCGGATCATGTCCGTCACCAGCCCGTTGACCGTCACGCCTCGCTCAGCCGCCGCGCCCTTGAGTTTCTCCAGGTCCTCCTCCGAGAGGCGGATCGTCACGCGGTAGGGGTTCGTCACTACCTCGCCACCGCCACCACTCGGAGACGTACGACGCACGCCATGCTGGCGGAGCCAGTCCCAAAGGTCGCAGTAGCGCGGCCCAGCTCGGAGTAGCTCGTTTCGGCTGCACGTGCGCCACGTATCCCCATCGTGCGCCTCCACACATCCCCCGACCACGCGGTACCGCACTCCTTGCCAGGTCATCTCTTTGTCCGGACTCATGCCCACTGTGATAACACTACCCATCGCGTTCGTCCCTCTCCGGGTGGCGAGCGTTGCCCCGGCCGCTTGCAGGCGGACCGGGGCTTTTTGCTTCCAGCCCTGATGTCATCCGCAGACCTCCACGTTCGCGTTCATGCGCTGGACGTTACGCTCCCAGCACGTGCACCCCGGCTCCAACTCGCACGTCGCGGGTTCAAGACTCACGCTGTCCGTGATGGTAGCGAGGAAGGTTCGTCCGTCCAGACGAGCGACGAACACCACATCGGTCAGATCGACGGCCTCCAGCGTCACCGCATGCTTGCGTCGTGTCTTGACCACCGGGGACTTCCAGCGCACCAGTGGCCCGAATCGGAACTGAGTCGGACGATCCCAGAGCGCACCATTCACCGTCGTGCCGGCAAACTGCCGCGCAACATCCAACTCCCAGATGTGCACCGCCCAACCTGTCGGACTAGCCGCGTGAGGGAAGAGGGCGAACTTCGGATGACGACCATGGTGTCCCATCCCAAACACTGCGGTCATGGCGCCATGAAGCCCACGAATGTTCCGATGCTCCATCGGCCACTTCGGTTGAGGGGACCAGGCGATCGAAAACGAGCCGCCGGGTAGGTGCGCGTCGAAGGGTGGCGCGCCAGCCAGCCAAGGCTGAACGGTGCGGCACTTCCGATGCTGCTCGCACCACTGCCGGTTCTTCATCCGAGCATGGAGCCACTGCTCCAGGTTCTTGACGCGCCGCCGATCCTTCTCACGACTCCGATCGCGCGTACGTCGACGCTCCGTCCGGCACTCCTCCGAGCAGAACATCTCCCGCCAAGGCTTACGTGTTTGAAAGACCTTGTCGCAGTGGAGGCAGAGCGCATCAGCCAGGATGTTCTTCGCGGCGGTCATTCAGTCCTCGGTCTGGCGCCAATCAATTCGCGCGTAGGAGTCCCAGAGGTTGGTGACCCCGGTGACCCGAGCACTCCACGGAGCACTCTCTCCGTACTGGGCAATCCACACGTGCGTCGAAAGGTCCATCTTGAACTCGCCACCCTTGTACCCAGTGAAGGTCGCTCCGTTCGCAGCCTCCAAATTGGCCAGGAAGTCGCTCACCAGGGGTGGGTCTCCGTCAGTGAGCGGCTCGAAAGCCAACTGCTCGTAGAACCCACGATAGCTATGAGGCTTACCCGGATACATGAACAGCGGCGCAGAGATGATCACGCGCGCATTCCGGTCGAACAGGCCCATCGTCTTGATCAGATCGCCGAGGGTCATTCTGTCTTCCCCTCCAACTCCTTCACCACCATGAAGGCCTTCCAGTGCTCGGCCCACTTTCGGCTGAGCATCAGCATATAGGCGAGGCGCACGTCACCAAGCGCCCTCTTCCTCCGGATTCGGAGGAATCGTTCCATGCGCGCTTGGCGCTTCTTCATGGTGCGGCGCTTCATGCTCCCGGCGCTGCGCGTCCATCGATGTACACGATGGGATAGTCATCCTCCACCCACGGCTTGGTCGTGAGCGCAGTGCCCGGAGGGACCAGCGCCGACACTCGACGGATCGCCTCCGCGCGTGACGCCTCATAGACGAAGAACGTCCGTGACCCAGCATCCACCGCCCACTTCGTCAATCTTCCCATCGCCCGATCTCCTCCAGCAATCGAAGCGCCGCGATGCGCTTCCACTCCTTCGCACTTGGAACCGTGTTTCGTTTCACGAAAGCGCGTGCGGCTTCGGAGTTGCGCTCACGCCGAAGCTCGGCCAGTTGCGCCAGGAACTCCAGGTCCTTCGCGCGATTGCGCTCTTCCGTTCGGCGGCTTGCTGTTCCATCGCTGCGAGTCATCTCGTCCCTCAACACGAACCACCGCTGTCGGGCGGAGCGTCCGGATCTATCTCGGCACTCACCACAACGACCATCAGGTCCAGGATCTGTCGTGCGAGCCCAGGGACCTCGTCGTATCGCCTCGCGCGTTTCGCCCGTCGGACCTGGGCTCGCAACTCCCGTATGCGCTGGCGAGCCTCATCTGCCGTCACTCGTCACGCTCTCCTCCATCCGTCGATCGTTTGCATCGAATCGGACCAGCTCCGCACGGTCACGCAGGTAGAGGGCGTGTCGTGGTTGTCCCGTCTTAGTAACGCCGAAGCACAACGCTGCAACCCCTGCCGCGTCGATCATGTCGCGAACCTTCTGTCCGCGTCCGTACAGTGCGCCGTGGTTGCCCCATGCCACGACAACGCTGGCCAGGTCGTCCGTCGCAAACGTGTTCCGTAGATGCCAGTCGTGTTCCGGATGGTCTGGCTCGCGGTCGGTGTAGAGCGCGCGCGGATTGGTGGAGCGGAGTGAGAAGATGTTGAGCATCCACAACCCACCAAACCCACGCCAGTGCGCGGCACGGATCAGGGTTCGGATCGTGGGGTCGTCCACCGACTCCGTTGCGGTCGATGGGTTGAGTCCGATTGTCACGAGCGGCTCACGGGACCAGTCCCATACCCGCCGGAGAAGGAATCGATGGCGTTGGTCGTCGGAGTAGCGCGCTATCCCCACCCCCTCCAACGGCACCCCATCCTGTCCACGTCCACGCCACGCGGAGTCCACCTCAATCACGAACCCACCTCCTCACTCCGATCCACCGTCTCCATCTCCAGCACCATCTCCGCCAGCCGCACCGCCCGGACGAGCGCCAGCGGGCCGCCCTGTGCGGCCTCCAGCGCGAGCCGGACGACGGGACCACCCAACACCGCCAGCACCAGCCGTTCGGCCTTCCTACGGGCGCCTGATGCGTCTCCCGAGACCACCGCCTGGATCACCTCGTGAGCGATGGAGTTGGGGTCACCGTTGGGGTCACGCGTTGACGTCAGAGCCGAATTCGGCTCGAATCTCACGAAAGCCGACGAGTTCGTAAACCGTAGGTCCGGGGTTCGATCCCCCGAGGCGGCTCCCGGCGGAATGACAGGGGAATCCGGCGGAGAGGCTTCACCCGGTGTGACCCCAGCGTGACCCAAGCCCGCCGTCGCGTCTGCCGCTTCTCGAAGCGCGCTCTGGGCCATGGCGCCATCACTCATCGCGCACCCGCGTGTTCAACGGCAGAATCGGAGCCCCGTCCTCGTGCTCCCACAACTCCCACCATGGATAGCCGTGCGAACGGATAGGAGGGTATCCCTCAATCGTCATGACCTCGTATGGGGATAGAATCTGCGTAACCGGCTCGACGCTCTTCGTTCGCTTCAGGCGAATGCGATCACCCACCTTTAGGACTCGGGGCACCTTGCGATCGTCCGTTTCGACCGACGCCGCTCGACGCGCTACCCGTTCATGAAGACAGGCCGCACAGAATCGGTTTTCTTCAGCCACGCGGTCAGATACCGGATGCGGTCGATCGCAGAACGCACAGCGTCGCGTGGTGGGTACCTTCTCGAGCGCACGAGCCATATCGTCCCAATCCACCAGAGCGTTCGTGACAGCTTGCAGCCCTTCCCCATGCAGACACGAGATGGTGACCGGCACGCCTTCTTCACGCAGGCGCTCCACGACCTGAGCTGCGGAGTACCCGCCGTGCTCCAGCGACTCAGCGAGCACGCGAATCGCGGCTTGCGCACCATGACGGATCTGGGTAGCGGGATCGCTATCCCAGACCTCGGGCAAGCGACGAAGGCGACCATCACAACGGGCTTTCACCAGCCGCTCCACCAAGGAGCGCAGACGCGTCAACTCGGCTTCAATGCTCATGGTCACCCTGCCTCCTTCATCAGCGTCTCCAACTCGGCAGACAACGCATGCATACGGTCGTTGGCCTCTCGATTCGCCACCGCTGCACGCCGACGCATCTCCACGGCATCGGACACAATCGCGTTCGCAACGCGCAACTCCTCCACGCACCGCTTGATGGTCGCTCGCTCCGTCGCGATCTCCCGTTGGAGTTGAATCTTTCGGGACAGGATCTCGCTGTTCAACGCATCGTTCACGTCCTCGTGCCACGGATCGTGCGCTTGATCGTTCTCCTCCTCGTATTTCGGAAGGACGGTCTTGCACACCGGTCCGTCCTTGTAGTCGCGAGTCACCACGAGGATGACGCCGTCAGGCGTTCGCCACTGCTCCGTCCCGTTGACCGTGCGCTCCTTCAGCGGAGATGCGCGACGAGCCAACTCCTCCAGTTCGCGCTGCGCCTCCATGAACGTGGCGTCGGGGGCGAAGCGATTGCGATAGCGCTCGACCGCGTGATGCGTGAGTTTCATACACAGCCTCGCCACATCTGGACGTGATTGATCACGTCCGACCAACCGGACGTCCCACCGTTGTGGGCCATCCCGTACACGAACCCATGAGCGTCGTAGTGCTCCGCACCTCTCCAGTGGTCGACCCACTCCTCCACGTGGCTCAGCTTGTCGTCCACGAAGACGTTCCCGTAGATGAGATGCTTTTTGGACGCGTGGATCACGTGACCCTTCGGGATCATCGAAAAGTGCCGCTCGACCCACTTCGTCCGCTCATGCATCCACGTTTGCGAGGACGACCACGGAGACGTAACGATCCAGACCTCTCCAAGCTTGGCAAGCCTAGCAACGGCATCCAGCGCTCCATCCTGGACAGGGATCTCCGCGCAGAAACCGGGACGATTGACCCACTCGTCCACGCGACGCTTGAGTCCAGGATCCCGCGCTACCAACTCAGCAAACCAGGGACACTCGTGAATCGCCAAGCGGTCGATGTCGGATTCCGTGAATCGCTTTCCCGTCTCCTCATAGAGCGCATTGAGATAAGCCGTCCCGAAGGCCGCAAGCGGGCCGTCGCAATCGAGAAGGATGATGGGTTTGGCACTCACGGACACACCTCACGGAGCGCTGCGCGCTCGCACTCAGCCTGGAGCGCGCGCAACACAGCACGAACCTCGTAGGCGTCACCATCGGGCTCTCCCTTGGAACTTGTGCGTCCGGGGATCTTGTGGTGCTTCGGGATGTTGAGCACGGTCTGGTACGCGGTCACGCAGAACTTGTGCCTGTATCCGTACGGAGTCGGCGGGTCTGTGGGCCTTACGGTCTTCCAGTAACCATCAGGATTGCTGTCGATCTGCACCACGTCGCAGTTGTAAAGAATCTCCCCAAGGATGGCGGCAAAGGCCCACCATCGAGTCTCCCTCGCGCGCTTCAACGTCTCCGGTCCAACCATCTTCGTCACGTCGCTCATCTCGTCCTCCTCGTCCTCTCTTGCCCTGGTCACCGGATGAGGAATTGCACCTCACCATCTCCACGTCGGACATCGCAGGTTGAGCCGCGGTGCCGTAAACAGCCGTCGCCGTCATCACGTGTCGAACGCCGTCTTCACGGCGGCCCGGGGCTTACCGGGCTTCTCCGGTGGTACTCGTCACGTCATCCTCCTGAACCCCACCCCCGCACTGTCCCCTCGCGGATGATGTATTTCATGTCTCCACCTCGGGCGCGTACTCCGCGCCGGTGAGCCCAACGAGCGACGCGACGGCGTTCTGGCAGGTCATCTTCTGCACCCGCCCGCGCTCGCCGCGGGCTCGCAGCGGACGCAGCTGCGGGTCGCACCGGAGTACGTACGTCTTCCGCGAGCCGTCGGGCTCCAGCGTCGCGTTGCGCAGCTCGACCATTACAATCGGCTCATCGTCCGTCCCCGGCCTGGGCGCGATGCTGAGCAGGCGCCGCGGTCGCTCGTACTGGTCCAGGTCGGCGTCGAGCACCTTCGCACCCAGCGCCTCGGCAAAATCATCGGCATGCAGGAGCGCGAACCGCTCCAGCAGCACACGACGCACCTCGGCGTTCTGCTCGGCGGCGATGCGCTCGGCGGTGATGTTCTCGGGGTGCAGGATGATGTCCGCGGGGACGCGCACGCCGTGCCACGCGTACACGCCCCACCCGTCGCCCCACTCGGCCGCGGGACCGTCCTCGCGATGCAGGCGCCCACGGTCGTCGCGCGCGACGATCTTCGGCCGTTCGCAGAGCATCACGAAGTCTCGGTGCGGCCACACCCAGCAGGACGACTCGCCAAGGGTAATGACCGCATTAGTGATAGGCTGCCGGTCGCCCAGGTCCAGGCCGCACACGTCGCGCAGGTAGGACAGCATCGACGGACTCGTCCACCATCCCCATCCGTACCCGACCCAAAATTGTCCGCCCAGGTATCGCCACCACGTCGACCCCAGCGTCTCGCGGTAGGCCGCGAGGACATCCGGGTCGGCGTCGACCGAGTCGTGGACCGAGGCGCGGACCGAGGCGTAGACCGAGTCGCGGACCGCGGCGTCGACCGAGGCGTAGACCGAGGCGTGGACCGAGTCGCGGACCGCGGCGTTGACCGAGTCGCGGACCGCGGCGTCGACCGAGGCGTCGACCGAGGCGTGGACCGAGGCGCGAACCGAGGCGTGGACCGAGGCGCGAACCGAGTCGCGGACCGAGTCGCCGACCGAGGCGCGGACCGCGGCGCTGACCGAGTCGTTGACCGAGTCGCGGACCGCGGCGTTGACCGAGGCGTCGACCGAGTTGTCGACCGAGGTGTAGACCGAGGTGTAGACCGAGTCGCCGATCGAGGCGCGGACCGAGTCGTGGACCGAGGCGCGAACCGAGGCGCGGACCGCGGCGTTGACCGAGTCGCGGACCGCGGCGTCGACCGAGGCGTCGACCGAGGCGTAGACCGAGGCGTAGACCGAGTCGCGGACCGCGGCGTCGACCGAGTCGCGGACCGCGGCGTCGACCGAGGCGTCGACCGAGGCGTGGACCGCGGCGTCGACCGAGGCGCGGACCGAGCCGCGGACCGCGGCGCTGACCGAGTCGCGGACCGCGACGGCGCCGACCGAGGCGCGGTTCCTCGCAGCCAGGATCAGTGCCGCGCCCGAAAACGCGAACACGCCCGCGAGCGGCGACGTGACCCAGACCTTGCGCATCGGCGGGTCCAGGTTCGAGGCGTGGTAGTGCGCGCCCACCGCGGCCTCGGCGCGCGCGCGACGCGCATCCCTCTCCTCGCCCGTCTCGCCCTCCGTCGTCGCCAGACCGATGCGCACCCAGCGTTCGACCCACTCGGGCATCCGCGCCCGCTGCTCGCCCGTCAACGTGTCCACTCGCGTCACGCGCGGCATTTTGATGTTTGTCGTCATGTCAGTCCTCCACCGCGCGGCTGATCGCGCCATCCCACTGCCTCTGGATGCGCACGAGGTATGTACCTGCTGGGAGCGCGATCGGGTCGTGCTCGTCGTGCACGAGCGTCGCGTCCGACTCCAGCATCAGGATCGCGTCGTCGTTGGGCGCCGTCATGAGCACGGCTCCTGGACTCGCGATCGCGTGCGCGTGACCCGTGACACTCCCTTGCGCCAGCACCACCCGGCCGCCCGGTGACGGCGCGCGCTTGTGCGTCGCGGACGGCTTCGCGTCCGGCGCCTCGATGAGGAACACGTCCCCCTGCCGATACTGCTTCATGGCTCGCCCCTTCCTCACGACTTCCTCCGCATGGTCTTCACGACCTCGGGGACGAGGCGGACGACATGAACGTAGGGGTCGGACACGTACAAGGCCGGCGACGTCCACCAAATCGCTATGTCGACTGCCTCCTTGCGAGAGGTGACGACCTCCAACTCCCCCAGGTCGTTCACCACGCCCCAGTACACCTTCTTCGGCTGTCGCTCGTTCATCGCTTCACCTCCGTCGCTCGCCATCTTGACCACTGAATCACTCGTCTCCTCATCGCCTGTGAGGCCTCGGGCCAGTCGATGTGTACTCCCCATTCACCCCGGTGGTTCTTGAAGCAATCGAAGTCGCCAAGCCCAAAGTCCGCCATCCAATCGCCTCAAGCGTACAAGACTCCTGCCTCCCGCTGCATCTCCAACTCCCACCACAGCATCGGAGAGTCGATCTCGTCGTGGTCGTCGGGACTCCCCCCCATGAGCACGTGCGCTGCCTCGTGAATGAGTCCGCACGCTGCAACGCCATCCGTCTCCTCGTCCCACCACCAGATGCGAGCCCGCCGTCGCCTTCGCAGTTCCACCACGGCATCGTTCTGAGGTGCCCTGTGCACGTTTTCGGATGGGAACCCACCACTGTACTTGCGAAACACAACGTCGACTCCACGGCGCCTCACGGCTATCGCTGCTCGCTCAATCGGCAGTTTCATCGGTTCACCACTACGGTTCTGAACGGCAGTCCCGCCACGATCGCGTCCGAATCCTCACTCGCCACCGATCGCCACCATTCTTTTGCTTCTCCGTCCCATCGGAACCCGTGCTCCTTCGCCAGTGCGTTCTCCTCACGGGATTGCAGCCCGACGACACGAACCTTCGGACGAAGCGCGCGCTTCAACGCCACCTCCAGACTCATCCCCTGCCGATCGATCCGGTCGAACATCCGAACCAGCGTCATGACATCATCGAGAGCCCGATGCGCGGCCACCACGCCAACCCCGTGAGCCACGGCCAACGCAATCAACGATCGCGACGAAGACCACACCGGCCACTCGAAGTCGTTGCAGGTGTCTACCCACGGCTTGCCCCTCACCGTGTCTGGCATCCAGTCCCGATCAAACATCGTGTGAGACGCGACCACGTCCACGCTGCCGAGCATGCGCTCCACGCGTCGATCGCTATCCTCGCGAGTTGGAGCGCCGTCGAGCATTCGCGGATGAATCCCGTGCACCTTGCTGCTATCCAGGACCGCATTGTCGGGCGCTCCACCGACCAACCACGATGCGGATAGGATGAGCCCAGACGACTGGGTCCGCTCCTCCCCCACGTTGTAGATCCCGATCGCAACCTCCAGAAGGTGGTCCTTGATCGGATCGGTTCCGGTCGTCTCGGTGTCGATGATGGCAAGTCGCATGGTCTCTTCTGCGCTCATAGGGCGCACCGTTCGGGGTACGCATCCTAGGCATGGTTCCCGGTTCCATCTCGCCCCCATGCCGGAGGAGCTTTCCATGTTTTACGAGGCCGGACCTCGTGCAGACTCGCTGCGCCCACGGTCTGCCAGCGTGGCCACACGGCCTTGCCGCGTAGTCGCGCGCAACGTCCTCTCAGAAGGGGATGTCGCCCCCACCATCATCGAACCCACCCGGGTCACCAAACCCGGCGTCCGACGCGAACCCACCACTCGATGCTGCACGCCCAGGATCGAATCCAGTGTTTCCACCAAAGTCGGACCCACCGCTCGCTCCGAAGTCCGAAGCCGGTCGCGCCTTGGGCGTGTGCTGACCAGCCTTGATGCGGCGCGCCCAGCCAAGCGCGCGTGCAGCGTCCTTGCGATCGTAGTTGGCATACTTCGCCTTGGCCGGATCCTTGTCAGCCATGAACGCGCACGCCAGCTTGTACTTGGCCCATGCCTCCAGGTAGTCCGCCGGACACTCGGACAGGTGACACCCGACGTAGCGATCCCCTCGCCAATACTTCTCCGGAGGGTCACGACGAATGGCTGGGTCGCCATACTTCCCGTCCAGCTCATCGTCATCCGCCGGCTCGACTCCCCCGCTCTTGGGCACGAACACCCCACGCAGCGCCGCGACCACCTTCTCCAGCGCTTCGACACGCGCAGTGAGCGCCTTGATCTCGTCCTCCCCGCTCTTCGCCGCACTCATGCTGCCCTCCTCTTCCGCGACTTCTTCTTCGCCTGATCGTTCTTGGGCACCGTTGGATCGTTGACCATCTTCACCTGAGCCACGTTCTTCTCCGTGTAGAGCGTCGCGATCTCGTCGTCCGTCGCGCCCTTCGCACGGAGCATCTCCAGCGCCTTGTCCTGGACGAAGGACGTTCGTGGATAGGTGCGCTCCTCCACCATCTTGCCGTTGGGCAGGCCTCGGATTGGTTCCCTACGCGCGATAGCCTTCAGCGCCTCTTGGACTGTGTCCACCAAGCGCGAAGCATCCGCCGCAAGCGTCCACGCCTTCGCGCGTTGCTCCATCGGCATGATAGAGAACCGTTCCGTCACCGCCTCCACGTTGCCCTGTTGGACCAACTCCTGAAGGTCGGGGAGCATCCGCCGGGCAAGCGACGTGTACCGAGGACACGCCATCATCGCGGGGCAGTATCGGCAGTGGTCACCGCTGTACACGGTCACCGACTCGCCCCTGGCCACCGCCTCACGTGCGCGCCTCATGCGCACCACGGTGTCCGCCATCTCGTCACCGAAGACCTGAAGATCGAAGGCGTCGAACCGATGGGGATCCGTCCACACCTTCCCCGATTCCTCGATGTACTGGAGACGGCCCTCCACCGTAGGCGCGCCCGTTCGCAGATGACGAGCAAGGCCGTGGAACTTCACTTGCGGGTTGGCCTTCGCCTCCGTGACCTCCTGACCGCTCTTGAGGTCCGTCACGACCGGCACGTCATCGAAGCCCGTACCCTCCACGTCGTTCGTGCCGAAGACCCAACTGTCTGGCAGCTTCGGATAGTTGCGTCCAAGGTTGGAGCCAAGCTCACGCACTTCCATCGTGGGCGTGAGGATGGCGTAGGCCATCTCTCCGCGCACATCGTGAAGCCCACCCACAATCTTTGGCCACTCCAGTTGGAGGCACGTTTCCCTCCACTCCGGACGCACATCGACCAGTGCCCGATCCACCGAGAGTCCACCAAGGACTCCGCGCACAAACCGCCCGATCGCGCTCCCCCTCTCCGCATAGTCGCTCGACTCGTGGATCGCGGGGAGCGCTGTCGAGGCTGGGCACGCCATCGCGCGTTCCAGCCCCGACGCTGTCAGGTTGCTCGCCACGGCTCATCCCTCCGCCGCGACAGGCGCGCCCTTCTCCGCATCCGGCGTCGTCTTCGCCGGAGCATGGATCATGTTGTAGAAGGCCTTGATCTCCCGCACCTCCTCGCAGTCTCCGAGATCGGACGCGAAGGTCGCGACTCGCTTGCGAACGCTCGCCTTCTCGTCGGGCGTCTTCGCTGCGGTGATGGCCTCCTTCAACTCGTCCACCTCCTTCACGATGTCGCGGGCCGGCGCGTCGATCTCGGGAGACGGATGCGGCTTGGCCGACGTGGAGGAGAGCACCTCCACCTCGACCGGAGCACCATCGACGGTCGCTGAAGCAGACCCGATGATCCGCCGCTCGTCCTCCATGTCCTCCATCGTCGGGAAGCTCAGGAGCAGATCGGAGAACTCCATGTCCGCAGCCAGCGACTTCGCACGCGCCGCCAGCATCCGCTTGGGATAGCGGTTCCAGTTGTTCATCTTCGGGTCCTTGCCCCGATCCACCAGGCCGGCCGCCTTCGCCTCCGCCATCGTGAACGTGTAGTCCCGCTCCTTCTGACCGCGGCGCTTCACCGTGTAGGTGCACTTCTCCTCGGTCCACTCCTTCAACTCGAACTTCTCGCAGACCGACGGATGCGCCTTGCACAGCGCCTCCTTCAGGTTCGCACTGAGCGCCGGCTGGCCCTCGATGATGTGGATTCCGCGGTAGGACTGCATCGCACTGAGGCCAAGCTCGCTGCCCGCGATGATCTTCGCAGCCACCACCTCGGGCGCCACCCCGAAGGCCTTCCCAATCGTGTTCGAGGTCTTCGCGAGTTGCTCCCAGTTGTCGGGGTCCAGCCGCCGCTTCCAATCGAGCGACGTGTTCACCGTCACGACCGAAAGACCCGTCTCCGTGTTCGTGTTCCCGCTCCCGCTTCCGTTCATCGTCTCATCCTCCATCGTTGTCACTGTTGCGCGATGCTCCGCAGCACCGCTGTTGCTTCTTCGTCGGCCATGTCATCGAGGTACATCCCGACGAGATGCCAGAACGACCCGCGCTCCGGCTCCTCACCAGCAAACACCCGCAAATCACGACTCGTGACTCCCGGATTCGCCATCGCGATCAGTCCGGCCATGCTCGCCGGATTGACGGTTACCTCACCGCGCTTCGACGTCTGACGCATCGCCACTCGGGCCGAAGTCGTCAGCGCTTCGCGAAGATTAGAGTTGGTCCGACGCGTCACGAGTCAACCTCCGCGGACAGCTTTTTCGCCAGCGTCATGCGCTCTTTCTTGGGCATCCGACGCAAGCGCGCAACGAAGGTCATCGCGGTGTGAGGAGCAATGCCGCACTCCTTCGCCACGCGCACGAAGGCCACGGTCGCGCCCAGTTCGCTCGCGATGTCACTCAGCCCGATCAACTTCTCGGTCATTCGGCCTCCCACCCCGGAGCGTCATCGGATTCCCGGCAGACCTCCGCTCGCTCAATCCAGCCCCTATTGGGACCACTTGCGACCGTACGCAGGCGCTCCTTGAACAGCAGACATACCCAGTGGTCCCCGCGCACGAGCGCCCGCCTCCCGTTGTCCGCCCACGGGCACAACTCACTCGGCGTTACGCCGCAGCACCGGGCACTGGCGAGGATGGGGACGCGAACGACGCGAGACGCAAACGTTGGCTTGGTCTTTCGTTCCCGCGCGGTCAGATCGTCGGTCACGACTCCTCCTTGACCAGGGACGCCAGTTCGTTGGTCGCCTCCGTGAGCCAGTCACTGAGGGCCCTGATGGTCATCTCCTTTTTCGCACATGCCTCGCATGGTTCCCGCGCGATGTTGGCGAGGGTTGCGCGAGCTTGGTCACGCTCGTTGGTGACCTGGCGCACCGCATCCCTGGCGACTTGGCACGCTTCCACGGCCAGATCCCTATCGTTCCGAGCCTCGTCACGCTCCTTGACGAGTTCGGTCGTAACATTCAGTGCAACTTGCCGCGCTTCCTCAGCAAGGTTTCGGACCTTTAGAGCTTCATTGCGCTTCGCTACCAGCCTACGCACCATCGTTCCAAGATCACCCATTGGGATCCCAGCCTCGAACAACGCCTTTACGGCACGATCCTCCTGCTCACGGAGCTTCGTACATGCCTCGTATGCCCCGTCTCTGTCGTGCTCCACTTCGGTCAGCTTGGCTAGCGCTTCACTCATCATGGTCCTAGCCTCGTCGCGCTCGCGCTCCGTCTTCTCAAGCTTCGCTTTGATCTCGTTGCGCTCGGCCACGACTCGGGCCTCCCAAGCAGCGACCCTCTCGCTTGACTTGCGAGTTTCGTCGCGCTCGCGCTCCGCCTCCGCCAGCTTCGCGCGGGCCTCATCACGCTCGTCGTAGGCCAAGGTCAGAGCCTTGATCAATTCCTCTTGCGTGACCGCCTGCGCGCGCTTCAGGGCACCGCGCATCGCGTCCACGGCCGGCTCCTCCGGCTCGTCGATGCGGAGGATGCACTCCACGAGTAGGCCACCACCGCTCAAAAGCCGGTCCCTTTGCTCCTTGGTCAACCTCGCCATCACCCCACCTCCCCGCGCTCGATGCGGTTGGCCATGATCGCCAGCGTCTCTGCCGAGTGTGCCCACTTCTCGTCCTCAGCCGTGTAGAGGTCATGCTCCTCCGCCATCGTGCGCAGCTCCTTCACGATGGCCGCGCGCAGCTTCTCGCTCTTGGTGACGAGGCGGACGATGCGGTGCTCGTATTGCGGATCGTACTCTTGCCACTCCTTCATCAGCGCGACCGCTTCATCGCGCGAGTCGCGCTCCGTCTCGGCGAGGATCCTCCACTCGCACGTTTCCTTCGGCACGCCTCTGCGTGCCCACTGCACCGCCCACCTCATCACCCCACCTCCTTCACCGGACAATCCTCCCCCAACACGACGCCCGATCCTCGGGAGATGGGGGTCTTTTTGACCCGCGCCAACTCCCTCTCCATCTCGATACGCATTGCCCGTTCCGCGCGCAACTCTGCGCGCAATTCGGCCACGTGCTCCTCGTCGTCGTGGTTGCAGAGCGCACACGTCATGGGGTCGTGATCGCCAGTGTCCTCGCCAAGACAGTGGATGCATCCGCCTGCCGTGCCCTCGCACTCGAACGGGTGAAAGTTGGAACTCGAACACGTCATCGCCATCATCGGACCAGCCTCCATTCCACCAAGAGCGTGTCCAGGTCTTCCATCCGAAGCCCCATCACACGCGCCAGCCGCTCACCACCCCGCGCGATGAACGCGACGCGCACGCGCCGAAGCTTGGCCCTCTTCGCCGACTTCAGATCCGACACGGCATCACCACGCCCACGTAGTCGATGGGCTCCTCTGTCGGACCAGGCTTCACCAGGATCGGATCCAACTCGCCCTTGAGGCGGAGCAGCACGTCCGTCGTTGGGAGCACGGACAGGACCTGGAGCATGTAGCCGGCGTTGGCTCCGATGCGAAACGGCTTGCCCACGTACTCCGCTACCACCTCGTCCTCCGCGTCACCGCCATCGGGCGACTCGGAGTGAACCGTCACACCCTTTGAGCCGAAGCCCAGCGTCACGTTGCGTGCCTCCTTGGCCGCCGCCACCGACGCAGCTCGGATCGCGTCGATGAGGAGCAGACGATCCACTCGCGCGATGAAGTCCTTCGGATCCTCCGACGGCACGACCTGGCGCCACGGTGGGAACTTCGCATCGGGCGTCTGCGTGATGTAGGTCACGCCACCGACTTCCACACCGACAGGGCCACCATTGTTACTCATGCGCCAGGCATTGATCGTCACCTCCGTCCCGCTCCCCGCTCCGTCCAGGACCTTCGCGATGTCCGCGAGGGAGCGAAGGGGGATGATGCCGCTCATCGCACCGTCGTTCTCCACCGCCATCGTGTAGGCGGAGAGGCGGTGCCCGTCGGTCGACACCATCCGGACCGACTTCCCCTCCCATTCCAGCAGCGCACCGTTGAGATTCGGGCGCGTCTCGTCGGGCGAGACCGCGAAGGACGTCATGTGAATCAGGGAGGCGAGGTCCGTCGCGCGCAGCGTAGCGCTCACCTTCGTTCCCGTTGGGCTCAGGGTTGCGGTCGGGAAGTCATCGGTCCCCTGCGCGTGGACCTTGTACTTGCGTGCCGAGCCGGACGCCTTGATCGTTGCCGCGCGCGAGTCGAACGCGATCTGGATGCCCCCATCCGGCATCGCCTTGGCGCGCTCCAGAAGGTCCTTGGCGGGAATGAGGCACGCACCAGGCTTCTGGATCTCCACCCCACTCAATTCGACGCTCATCACGCGAACGCCATTCGTCCCATGGACGAAGACGGGTCCGTGGGCCTGCACGTCCAGGAATGCCTGACCGTAGACCAGGTGAGTCGCCTTCGACTCCGTCACCATCGCGACCAGGGAAAGGCCGCGAATCAGTTCACGCTTGTTGATGGTCACATTCACTGCTCAATCCTCCAGCTAATCGATGCTGTTGCTGTCTCCACTCCAACCTGCTCTCCGTTTCTTCTCGCATTGCGACCTGGCTATCCGCGCCGTGAGGCTGGGCGACCACAGCCCTCCAACCCGCTCTCCGTTTCTTCTCGCATTGCGACCTCCCGGCCGATCTTCCGGACGGTGTTCTCCTTCACCCTCCAACCCGCTCTCCGTTTCTTCTCGCATTGCGACGGGGCGAAGAAGAAGACCACCACTTCGCCCGACGAGACCTCCAACCCGCTCTCCGTTTCTTCTCGCATTGCGACCCGGGGCGAAGCGATCGCGCGCGGATGGTGGGAGACCTCCAACCCGCTCTCCGTTTCTTCTCGCATTGCGACATCGATCCCTCGCCCCCCGTCGCAGATTGCCCGCCCTCCAACCCGCTCTCCGTTTCTTCTCGCATTGCGACCCGTCTCCCACGAGCCGAACAACATCAATCACATACACATCGGGTTTCGAGCGGTGCTCGTGCACCAGAGTGGCGCCCCTCATGGAGACCGGAGAGCAGGTTTCCGGACGAGCCGGAGATGGCCAGAACCATTGCTGATTCTGCCTTCGCGAGCGACCCCGGAGATCAAGCCGGAGCCCTCGCGTTTGCGGTGTGGAGTCACCGCCCCTGCATCCCCACGAAGGGGGCCACCCTGATGCACGAACACCAGGCTCATCTTCAGGCCGAGACCTGCGGCTCCGAGCGACGGGGCTTCCGCTTGCCCGTCGGACGTGCGGCGGACTCCAACTCCTGGATCCGTCGCTGCGCAGCCTTTAGTTCCACCTTGAGACGACGGTTCTCCTCGCGAAGCTTCGTCAACTCGTCCGCCCTTCGGATGGTGACGTGTGCACGATCGGGACGCTCGACGTCCTTGCGCCATTCCGTCGCCGTCTGTTCGGCCGGCGCAACGCGCTCCGTTGCGATGAACGCATCTGCCCTGCGAAGGATCTCCTGAGCTGCCTCCGGAGACTGTGTCCGAAGCCGGCCCACGCTGATGGTCGTGGCCGCACCGACATGCAGAGCCTTCTCCACCGAAGAGCGCTCCACCCCTCGAACGAAGGCGGTGTACCGATCGACGTCGCAGAGGTGGTTGCTCCGCAGGAAGGTGTCGAAGGTCGCATGACCAAACTCCTTCCACACCTCCTGGTACTCGGTCTCCGCGCGCATGAGGAACACGAAGAACCGCGCCTCACCCTGCTCGTATTCAGTCCTCAGCCGCTGGCACTCAGCCAGCAACGTCTCATAGGTCATCTCGCTCATTCCGCAGCCTCCTCCGTTTTGCGTTCGCGCATCTTGTCCGCAAACGCACGCCCTTCTTGCAGTCGCTCATCGATCTTGGACGCATCGAAGCCACTCCGCTTCAACATCCAGTAGACGGCCACCCAGTCAACCGGCCGCCCAAAGTCACACTCGCGACAGCGGAAGGTCCCCGTCACCGGATTCGTCGCCGTGGCCGACACGGCAGAGCATCGCGGACACGTAGTAGATATGTGTCCGGACGACGTTTCCAGCAACCGCAACCCTGCTCTTTCTCGCGCGCTGTTGATCGCCATCTTGAGTTGATAGAACGGGAACCCATCAAGGACGATGCGGGCACCACGGTCTTCTGCTGGACCGATACCACCGTAGTCCTCAATCACGATTGTCCCACACCCGAACTCCCGAGCGCGGTTGACCACCGCTGCGGCCATCTGCTGGCAGAACGTCGTGGTGAGTCGGGCGACCTTGTCGCCGATGACATCGTTCGTTTCGTTGCGACGTGTCAGACCATGCCCCTGAGCGCCTGACCCTCGCTCCTCCGTCGAGATCCTTCGCACGCTTCGCGCGCGCTCCCGAAGTCGCTTTCGCCGCTCCACATAGGAGCCGCCAGGGATCGCCTTGTAGACGCCTCGGACGTTGTCGAGGAACGTGAGAGCGTTTCGGATCCCGCGATGAACGACCAGCACGTTCTCTAGTCTGATGTCGGGAGCCGGTGACTCAATGGGTGCTCTGTAGGATAGCAAGACGAACCACTTCCGCCGTCGTTTGTCCCACTTCACCTTGGCCGATCGATACTCGATCTCACCACCGATCATCTTCCGCAGGAGGTCGCGATGACGACCGGTTGAGTGTCGGACCGCAAACCGAATCGCTCCCTTTGATCGCAACTTCAGATCGATGGTCACGCCCTTGGCGTCACTTGATAGAGCGACCGATTTTGCTCGGAGAAGGATCAGTTCCTCCTTGAACGCACCACGCGTCCGTTCTTTCCGAGACTGGCCATGCACCGTACGAGCTGCCTGCTTCGTTTCGTCCAAGACATCGGCTGACACGTCCAAGTCGATCCACGGCTTGTGCCCGCTCTTCTTCGCCCATTGCCGAAGGTCATCCATTTTCTTCTTGACTGCCTGGTAGTGCACCGACTCGTCGTTCTTTCCGCGCATGTCAGGCGCGACGTTTGCTCGCACTGCTGCACCGCCCACCAGGTCGAACGCGGCCATGGAATCAAGCGCGGCATTGCCCAGGATCGGAACCGCCTTCGCGATTGCTCGCATCGTGTCTTCAGCCGTCTCCCACGACTCCGTCAATGGCTTGACCAACTCCAGGCGGATGGCTCGCATACACGTCCCGCTCGGCATCTCGGTCGCGGGCGTCTTCTTTTTCTTGGAAGCCATGACATCTCCCCATCACGGCGCCAATGCGCCACCGTCCACTCCGACCCCCATGTCCACGCACGCATTGCCGTCCAGGCAAAGCGCGATGACCTTCCCCTCCCTCGTGATCGGCATGGGGCACGTCCGGGACACCTCCACTCGTCCGCCGTCCACGTTGCGATAGGCGAAGCCCGTGCAGTTGATCCCGACCCCACACGCGAACCCTGACACCGCGCATTCCTGAGCGAACGTCGCGCAATCGCAGGGGTCGCCCAGGTCCACCGATGAGTCCGCGCCAGCGTCATGCTGCCCGGGCTCCGGACCGGGCGGGCACGCGGAGCACCCGCCCAACACGATCGAGATGGCAACGATGTTGTAGCGGTCCATCACTGGCCCACGATCTCGCGGAACCGCTCCGAGCCGATGGCCTCGCGGACCTTGGCGAGATCCGTCTCCATCCGCGCAGCGGACTCGGCCTGGCTCTGGAGACGCGCCAGATCCTCCTCCGCCTTCTGCTTGGCCGTGACCGCGGCAGCCATCTCCGCACGCGCCTTCTTCAGTTCCGCTTCTGCCTCGT